ATGTAACACCTGTAAGGTTATCACAAATAAACCTAAAAAAATCGCGCCCGGCTGTCCTGCGAAAATCGCCCGGCGCAGAAGCCCAAAATCTGATATGCGCGTGAAATCTTCCCCGCTGCCATATCCAGTTTGTTCCGGGTCTCCGGGTCTGCAATTTCCTGCAAAACCTGATTGAACAGCTCCTCCGCCTCGTTTACCTCCGGTACGTCAAACCGCTCAATGAGCGTCTGTGCGGTCTCCGAGGTGGCAAGGTTCCGTAGCTGTATGGTTTCCCTCTCCCACATCTGCTCCGGGGTAAGGCGGGGCGGTTGTGTGCGTGAAAACCAATCCGCGTAAAAATTATCGGCCATTTGTGATGTCCTCCTCTCGCGTTTTCTTTCTTTGGTTCTTTTCTCTACTTCCCTATACTTTACTTTACTATACTCTACTTTAGGGCTTTCCGCCGCCTGAAATCCGGCTGCGGTCGCGTTATGTAACCGAATATCCCCGCAAACCTTTGGAATGGTACGGTATTCTCCCCGGAAATGCTGTGGGCGTGGTTTTTCTTCCGCCCGTTTCAAATCCTCGGAGGCCGTATTTTTCCGATTTATTTTTGCCCATTTTTCGGCTGCTTCTCGGAAAATGCGCGACACCTCCGTACCATTCCGGTGGTTTTCGGGTTTTCTCTCTACGAGTATCTTCTTAAATCTGCGTTAAGTTTCTGCCCGGTAATTATGGGCGCGTACCATTGACTGAACTGTGAGCAAAATCTCCTCGCGGAGGGATAGCGGCTCCTCGCCGTCATAATTCCAGCACTCAATCATCTTGGAAATAACCCGCTGCGCCTCCTGCCTCTCCTCGTCGTCGAGAATATCCATTCGCCGGGCCAGCAAAGTGCTGAAATCCTCGTCGCTCATTCCGTCGATGTCCTGAACCGTGTCGAGGGCTTCCCGGTAGTTCTCTGTCTTGAGGCTGTCGAGGAAGCCCTTGCCGAGCTTGTCCAGCGCGGCCCGGAGGATTGCGTGTGCCTGCGCGCGGTTCATTCGCCGCGTGTCGTTCGGCTGCCGGGCGGCTTTATGGATTTCCTCAAGCCGTCCCGGGGATATGCCGAGCTTTGCGGCGGTCTCCTCTAAGTCCCTGCGGCGTTTCTGTTCGTATTCTGCCCGCTCCTGCGGTGTAAGGCTTCTACCCATGCTGCGCACCTCCTCAATCCTGAATGGAGGTGACGCGGCCATCTTTCAGGTAGATGTAGCCCTCGTCATATACCCATTGCTCTCGCACGCCGTAGGCGGTTTCTGTGCGGTTTATCTTCTTTGGCGTACCCCAAGTCGAGGCGTACACCTCGCTCTCCGTCATGCCTATGGCGGGTTCCAGCTTTTCCTCCGGTGCGTCCGGTACGTTCGCCGTATCACTGACCTTTTCGTAGAACGTCGTGGTGCCGGTGCCGTTCTTTTCGCTTACGAGCTGCCCGTTTTCGTCTATCGTATAGATGTACCGGGGTTTTCCGTATTCCGTAACAACAAGGTTTCCCGCGTCGTCGAGGTCGAACTCATACTCTTTTACCTCGAGTACGGTTCCATCGGTGTCATAGCATACATTGCTGATTTGGCTGCCGTCAATCATCAGCCGCCATACGTCGCTCTCGATGTCCGCCCGCTTCCATTCGCCTTGAAACGGGTCGAGCATATTTCCGAACTTGTCCGGCTCCGGGGCCTCAGTTTCGTCTAACTGCGGGGCCTCTGCTGGTTGTTCCGGTTCGCTTTCAGTCTGCTGGTTGCTCGATGGTGCTGGGGGCTGCGTCCCCTTATCTCCACCAGCGCAACCGGCCAGCGATAACAATAGCAAAGCTGTAGCCGCTCCAAGTGCGAGTTTTTGCTGTATGCCCTTATTGCCCCTTATAGGGGCGTACAAAGCCACATTCTTCCCGGTGACATTTTTGCCCTCCGAGGTGTCTTTTCGGCCCGTAGAGGGCCTTATTTCGGCGTTTAGGAGGGTTTTACCCCCCCACCCCCCGAAAATTCGTTCCCGAATTTTCTTGAGGGGGATAAGCGCGTTTTTCATGTCGCTTTCCTCCTGTGATTTTGTTCTACTTGCCTACCTGCTTTAGCAGGAGTTCAATGCCTCTGCGGTACGCCTCGCCTTTCGTTATGCCCTCCTCCTCGCAATATCGGAGGAGCTTGCTCTCGGTCTCCTCGTCCGTGCGAATGCTGTACTTGATTTCTTTGGGCTTCTCTGCTTTCGGCCTACCCATCTTCTTCAAACCGTTTCGACACCTCCCGTCTCTTGCCATTTCGCTTACATCGTGATATAATTGAATATACCATAGAGAGGAGCGGCGGCAAGTACCGCTCCCTCTGTTGGTTCCTACGAGGCTCTGCTTATTTATTAAGCAGGGCCTTTACCTTTTCCTTGGCTTCCTCAAGGTCTTTGCAAGTATTGAGGATTTCAAGGATTTTGCGGGTCTGATTTTCCTCTGCTTTCTCTACCAGCAGCTCGCCCACATTACTCATTTCGTCGTCCATGTACCTTTCCTTTCTGGCACTTGCCACCGTACTCGCCGGGGTTCTTTCCCGACTGTAATTTAATTATATTTTATGTGTGGCAAAAAGTCAACCAAAACATGGAAATTTTATGGAAACATTTTCAATTTTCCCCGGCAAGTCTTTTCATGGCTCGGAGCACCGCGTCTGCCTTTTGGAACGCTTCCAACAGCTTTCCCTCTGTAATATCCGGGCTACCCGCCGTGACGTACCCCGCATAGGTCATGTAAGGGATATTGCCCTGTGGCCCGCCGTAGAAAAAGCACATATCCAGCGTGTCACAGAACATATAACTGTTCTTGACCGGGCGCGGCTGCCTACCGTTCCGGAAGCGGACGGAAATCCTCTCCGCCCATGTGTGCGCGTCCGCTGCGCACCTGTGCCATGTGATATGACTTTCCAACCCTGCTTCTATGCAGGCTTTTTCTATAGCCCACGCCTGTTGTTTATCTGTCATACTACTGCCTCCGCTTTAAGTCTCCGCGTAGGGTCAAACTCTTTGCCATCGGCATAGCCCTGCCGGTATGCGCCGGGTGAAATGTTCTCCTCTGCGCGGGATTTGAAACGCTCGTGACCGAGGTGTTTCGACGCTTCTTTGACCTCTACCGGCATAACCAGTACGAGGCCCCATTCTTGCCGGTTCTCCTCCTCCTGTTGCTTAAACGCTTCCTGAATACCGAGGACGAACCCATACCCGTAGCTGTCGCACTCCTGCTTGATGGACTTTGAGTAGTAGGCGGTGTAGTCCGCATACTCTCGCTTAATGTTCTTCACCCCGGCCCTAATGCAGTCCACAGCGTACTTGAAAATCTCTACGCAGATTTCCACATCGTCCTCAAGACCAATAAAACCGACCGTATTGGTCTGTTCCCCGTATCGCCGGTTCCTGTAGCCCTTGCAGCAGTAGTTTTCTCCAATGGTTGCAGAAAGCGGGATAATCCACGGTTCCCGCCTCTTGCTGCAGGTGATGTCCGTCCTGATGTCTTTGACCGCCTGCTTCTCCGCTTCTTTGCAGTCTCTCTCGGTGAGCTTGTGTTCTGCCATGAGCTGCCGGGCCTTGAGCAGGGCCGCCTTTGCCTCTGCTTCTACCGGGCTTTCCGCCAGCGCGAGGAGCTTTCTGATTTTCTCTTTATAGTCTGCCACTTGCTTCTACCTCCCTCTGGGCCTCGTCGATACGCTCCTCAAGGCGGGATTTCCGGGTGTAGCGGTTCGTGTTCTCCTTGTAAAAGCAGTACCCGTCAAACCGCCATCGTTCCCCGCCAAGGGTGCTGAATGTGATATAGGTCTGCCTGTATCCGCCTTGTTCATCGCCCTCGCTGCTATACGGCTCCCCAGCTTGTACGCAATTTGGGTGTACGAGGCGGGGCGGTACAGCATTCAGAAAGTAGTCCACCATTTCCTCGTCTACCTCATCATCAGGGAAGCAATACTCCTCGAACGTCCTCAAGCCGCTTTCCTGCCAGCCCTTGTAGGTCTTGACCGGGTAACTGTCGGTAATGCGCTTTCGCTCTACCTGTACCAATTCGAGGATTGCGAGCCGTTGCTGTGCTGTGAGCTTCACGTCGTCCCCATTTCCGCAGGGAAATGCCTTGAGACCACTGATAAGCAGGTCAACGTCCACCACGCAAGTTGTTATGTAATGGCCCCTCCGGGTGATGTCGAACTCTACAGCCTCGCGACTGTCCTGCGAGCCACGCAGGTATTTGTACTGTGTCATTGCTGTTCTGCCTCCTCCATTTCTTTCAGCTTTTCTACAACCTTGCCAAGGGCATATCTGCCGTTCGAGGTAATCTGCCGCTGCCACGCGCCTTGCGACGGTGCCCATTTGAACCCATTGCTTTTCAGCAGGTCGCGGACTTCCGGCTCCGGTTTCCCATCGAAAATAATTTGGTAGCGCATAGCTTCCGTATTCTCCACGACTTTAAAAGTCTTGTATTCCACCTCGGAACTGCCCCTCTCTTTGATTGTTTTCAGCTTCTTAATGCGTTCCTCTACCCGGTGGATGTTCGCGTTGTTGTTTGAGAGCGCATAGTTAGGGTAGCCAACCCTGCCGCAGTAATCCGGCTTGCGAAGCTCCTTGATAGCCTCCTCACTGTAGCCCATTTCCCGAAGCAAATCGTCGCCCGCCTCTGTGTCTTTGAGCCGGATAGCGCGGTTCGCTGCTTTCATCTGCTCCTGCAAAGTTTTCATATCCTCCAACTTTTCTTCCAGCTTTTCGACGGCCCTCTCGTCGTCTGACTTGATAATACCCTTGCCGTTGAGAATACTCTCTATCTTGCCGAGGATTTTCTGCGCCTCCTCATAAAACTGGTGATTTCTCTCCCATGCGGCCACCTGTCTCTCTTTCTTTCTGACCGGGAAATTGCCTGCACCCGAAATCATAACCGACGGGCACATCATGCCGATACTGGCCTCTCGGTTGTAGTAGTCTGCCATCTTCTTTGCGTAACGGGCCGCCAGCCTATAGGCCCTCTCTGCCTCCTCCGGCCTCTCTGCGGCTACTCGGTCAGCTAAGTCATAGGCCCGGTCTGCCGTCCGGCGGTATTCTGCTGTCGTGCTGCCCTCTGCATAGTCTCGCATGGACATCATGTTGTGCGCTGTTCTCGCACTGCTCTCGTTGATAGGGTAATAGGTTCTCTCACTCATGGTCTGTTACCTCCAAATCTGTGTTGTGTGTCTCGTAGTAACGGATAAGGGCTTTCAGCCCTCCTGCGTCAATGGTAAGCGTATTGGTATCTCCGTACCAATGGCTCAATCTCGCGCCGTAGTGTTCCTCGTTCTCGCTGGTCTCATGGGCCAGCATTTGCCGGAGCTGCTTCACTTTGTATTTGTCCATTTACGTCGCCTCCTCTATCCTTTTGAACCAGTAGGGTATGCCCGCTTGGTACGGGTAAAGCGTGAAATCGCTGTCGCTCCAAATGCAAATGCCGTGCCCGCCCTTGTCCTTTCTGATAACCACCCGTTTTGAGTTTTTGAAAAGCATTTCGATATGTGCGCCGCTGTAGCGGCTCTTGAACTCGACAAGGCGGAAAATGTAGGATTTCTCGGTTTCCTTAACCTCCATCGTGATTTTGTAGCTGTCCCATATGCTCTCGTCATTCTCAGCCAAATAAATGCCCGGTTTAAGCACCTGCGTCTCCTCCTTTCAACTGAACTCCGCCATTCTTTTTGCCTCCGCCGCGCAGTCCCGGCACTCCTCGATGTCCTCAATGGCCTTATGGAGGGCCTGCGCGTAGAACGCTGGAACCATGCCTCCGTACGCGTACTGGCAGGCCGCCTTTTCCTCACAAAGCTCCTCGAGGAGCTTGTCGTAGTCAATCATGGCTGCTCACCTCCCGCCGGGCGGTGCAGGTAGAGGTCTCGCGGCTTTCTGACCGGGTTGCGGCTGCAATTCCAACAGCAGTCCATGTCCCGGCTGGCCGCCTCGTGGACGCAGCCCGCGCAGCCAACGCCGTCCGCAATGAGCGCGTAGCCTGCCGCCGTTTCCGGGTCTATGGGCTTCTCGTACTCGATGTAGCCCCAAGCCTCTCGGCCAACCTCCTCGCAGTAGGTCTTGCTGTCGAAGTTGAAAACCTCCTTGACCGCGTTCCCCTGCGGCTTCGGAAACGTGCCCGGCCCTACCGGGCGTTGCGTGCTATAGTATCTCATTCGTCCTCATCCTCCTCTCCATATCCCAAGTTCTCCGCCGTGTTGATATCCCTCTCGGTAATGCTGCCGTAGGTGTAGCCGTTGTCATTGCGGAGGAATACAGGGCGGTCGCTATCAAACTCCTCAAGGATTTCGATAAGTTCTCCTACGGTCAGGGTGCGCCCGCACTGGTCGGGGCCGTAGCCGTTCCTCTTGCCCTCAATAAAAATCGCGTTCATGTACTCTCGTCCTTTCTCCCCGTCTCGCCGGTAGGTCAGCCCGCTCCTTTTAGCGTCAAATCGTGTTTCATGTGAAACGTTTTTGCCCCATTTCGGGGTATTTATGAGTAAAAAAATTAGTTCATGGTTTCGAGCAACCTCTGAATAAGTATGTCGCACTCTTGCAGCCGCTTTTTACCTGCTCTGTTGTCCTGCACCGCCTGTCGGAAACCTGCGCTTTCCGGGTCGTCTGCCAGTTCAACAATTTTCTGTGCTGCGTCGTCTGCAATGCGAGCCGCTTCCAACTTCGCATGATGAATGATGGATTTGATTGCCCCGGCCTCTGCTGTGGTAAGGCTTTTTTCCTTGAGTGTCCTGTTCTCCTCGCGGAGACTATCGACCTCTTTGCTTAAAGTATCGGAAGCAGATTTGAAGTGGTCTGCATCTTCCTTCGCTTGCTCGTACCTTTCTTTCATGCTGTCCTCGAAGTCGTTTTCGATGTTGCTCTCCGCAATCTCAAAGCAGCCTGCGAACGCCGTTCCTATGTAGCTGCCTTTACCCAGCTCCTCAACGATTTTCTTAATTTTTTCAAGTGCCTTGCGCTCCTGCTCTTTGGTAGCCAAGGTGCCAGTGCTGATAAGCTCAGCCTTGATAATCTGGCCGTTACCGTGGCGGTAAACCTCTCGGAAGTCTCTCCGAGCCTGTGCCTCGGTCGCCGCTGTGAAGCGGTCACTTCCTGTCGTGCCGTTTTCTCTTTGGAATGTGATTTCGTATGTATTCATCGTTCTTCCTCCTGTTATCTCGTTGCTAAAACGGTGTAAAAGTTATCCTTTTCCGTGAGCTTCTCAATGAACTTTTCTAATGCCTCATCAGTCTTGAAACTCTTGCGCTTCGTAACCAGCTTGTCGCTCTTGTTGAACTCCTGCCATGCAATCTCTCTCATATTTCCTCCTCTGTCCCATTTTGGGAAACTGTGTTTTGTTTGCCTTGACTGTGATTACATTATAGCCCCTATTTGGGGCAATGTCAACCAAATTAAGAAAATAATTCCCCAAAATGGGACATTTGTTGATTATGCTGTATTTTATGTGTGGCGCATTGTTGACTTTTTTCTGTTTTGGGGCAAAAAAATAAAGCCCCCTCCCACGGATTTCTCCGCGAGAGGGGGCAAGCCGTTTTTGGCTTAATCCTGTTCGTGCAGCTTCGGCTCCGCGTCGAGCTGATTGATGGCCGTCTGCGCAATCGTCGCAGCAGTAGCCGCCGCTGTACTTGCTGCAATAGCGGTCGTGTCCTCGGTGCTCTCCATTACCGGGAGTGCAAGCATGGTCGGGGTCTCCAACTTCTGCTTGCGTACCTCTGCTTCAATTTTATTGGAGAGGTATTCCGTAAGGTCGCCGTAGGTCTCCTGAATAAACGCCGTGGCCGCCGGGCTGATGGAAGCGAGACAAGCGTTTAAGGCTTTCTGTGCTGCCTCTTTCTGCGCCTCCATAGTGAATGTGCCGTTCTTTTTCAGCTCGTCCACGAACGTCTGACTTGTGGCCGCTACTGCGTCCGAAATCGCATTTGCAATCTCGGTGATATATCCCTGTATCTTCTCGCTGTCGGCACTCGCTTTGGCTTCCTCTGCGGCCTGCTTAATCCATTTGATGGAATAGGCTGAAACGATAGGGATAACCGCAATGATAACGGCCTGCAAAATCTGAAACAGTAACTCTTTCATGTGCTCCTCCTTTATGCCGGGATTGTTAACTTCCAGCCCACGACGATATAGTTCGCCGTGATATTGCTGTACTTGCTCTTGTTCGCGGCCACAATCTTCGCTACGGTCGTACCGTATTTTGCGGCCAGTTCAGAAAGTGTATCGCCTGCTACCACTGTATGGGTAGTCGTCTTGCTGCTGGTGGTTCCGCCCGTGCTGCTTCCCGCTGCTCCGATGTCCGCAGCGTCTACCCAGCCATAAACATTGCTGGTGTTGTCCGTGTGAACGATATGGTACGGGTGCTTCGCGCCCTTGGAAATCAGCGTAATCTTTGCCGGGCCTGCTTTCGCAGAGGAGCCGCTGGTACCGCTCGCGCTGGTGTAGTGCTTGCTACCGCTAAAATGCACCACGTCACCTACGTTGAAACTGCCAGAGGCGGCCCCGCCACTGCCGGGGATTTTGATTTTCTGACCCACCTTAATCAGGCTTGGATTTGAAATGCCGTTGTACTCCGCGAGCTTCTGGTAGGTCGTCCCGTACTTCTTTGCGATTCCGATAAGGGTATCGCCCGCAACAACGGTATAGACCGTCTCGCCGGTGGACGGGGAACTCTCGCTGCCGCCGGTGCCCGCGCCGAGGCGTTTGTTGACCTCCTGCGCAATATACGGGAACTTGCTCTCAAGGTAAGGGCCGGGGCAGGCCGTAGCCGTGAAATACTTGTGCATAGTGAGGTTCCCATTCTTGTTCCCGGTGAAATTCAGCTTTGCAATGCCATTTCTCTTGCAGATGTCTACGCAAAGCTCAATCAGTTTTGCGAGTGCGGTGTCGCTGACGTGCCACTGGCCGCCGATTTGGTCGTTTGCTACCTCAATGGTGACGGCCTGATTGTCGTTCTCCGGGGAGCTGCTGGCCCACGAGCGGTCTTTTTCCTCTACATACATACCCACGCGCCCGTCGCTGCCAATGCCATAGTTCGCGCTGGCCTCGCGGGTCTGGAACACATTGCCGCAGGTCTCCACAGAAAGGTTCCCGGCCATGTGGTGAATGGTGATTTTCTTAATCGTGTTGTTTCTCGGGCTGTTCCTATGTGGGCTGATTTTGGTGTAGTTCACCAATGGGCTGTTACTCATACTGTTACCTCCATTTCCGGGCGCGCCGCCGGTCTTTCCGACGTACTTGTCATAGTACGTCTGGCCGTAGCCCGCCCTCTTTACTTTGACTGCCTCGCTTTGGTCTGCCGGGCGTTCAAAATCCACGAGTACCCTGTCGCTGGCCGCTCTGACGGCGGAAGCCGTCTTGAGTGCCGCAAAAAGGCTCGCGTAGCTGCCGCTCAATTCCTTGCATAAAAAATCGAGCTGCATTTCCAAGTCCCCAATGGACTTTCCTGCGGCCCGTGCAAACGTAAGCATATTTTCTTTTCGGCTCCAAAAAGTCCACTGCGCGAGGCCATACCCCGCGCTATCGTGGACGAAATTATCATAGGAGCCATTGTCAACGGCTACCGTATAGCTGTCGTCGGTGTACCCCAGCTTCTTTTCGTAGCTGTTCTGTAGGTTCTTCGGGTTCAGCGCACTTTCGGCAAAAAGATTACCCATCAGTCCTGCCGCGCCTGCGCTGCTTAACCCTTTTCCAATGAGGTAGTTCCAAATTCGCTCCTCATTGGTTTTTCCGGTAAGTCCCATCTTAGCCTCCTAACGTATTGACGTTCTGTTGCTGCTGCTCTTGCGCACGCTTTTCAGCTTCGCGCATTTCTCGTTCCGCTTCTCTCTTGTCCTGCTGCTGCCAAGCGCGGTCTTGCTTGCGTTCTTTGGTGGTCTTAATCCAACCCATAATGCCGCATTCTCCGGCAAGGGCCGCAAAAACGCAGGTAACAAGCGTGTCCGGTACAGCTCCGTATTCTCGGAAAATCTGTATCATGGCAATCGTGAACGCGAAAAGTGAAACGCCGACGATAATGAGAATAATGTTCATTACCCCAATGCCTTTTTTCTTCTTTGAGGAGCGTTTTTTCTTACCCATATCGCGCCTCCTTTCTACATTCCGATTTGGGTAAATACAAAGCCGAGGACAATTCCGATTACCGCTGTTGCAATGTAGCCCACAACCTTGCGCCACATTTCCCCGTCGCGACCCTCGAGCACTTCCATGCGCTCTCCCTGTCGCTCTTGCTCCTTTGCCATGCTTTCCATACTGAGTGCCAATTTTTCCACCGAGGTAGTCAAGGCCCCAATCTGCCGCACGCTCTCCTCGAGAAGTGAGATTCGCTTATCCTGCCGCTGATTTTGCTCCTCAAGCCGCTTACGGAACTCCTCGTGTTCTGCCCTTGTGATTGCGTCGTCCACGTTTTTCCTCCTTTCCCGGTGGCGCGTCTGCACAACCGAAAGTAAGAGGGGCGGTAACCGCCCCTCTCTGCTCATTCTCCGATTAGTTTTTCTCTCTCGGCTGCTGCCGCCGCCATCTTTTTCTCGATGTCTGCAACAGTTCCGAACTGTGCAAGCGCGTCCGCCTGCGCCTTGATGATGTCGGCCTGCTCTTTTACAAGACCCGTAAGCCTCTCAATAAGCTCGGTCGCCATCATTCCGCGTATTCCTCCCCGGTAATTTCTGCGTACTGCTCTGCGCTGATTTCACCATCAGCAACGCGACCCGCAAGCACTTCTTTGACCCCACTCTGACGGGAAGCAGGCATTTCCGCCCAAGTCTTTGTACCGGCTACCAATCTGTTCGCCCAAATCTCATTCATCAGTTTTCACCTCCGCTAATTGAACTAATCATTTCGTCCAGCTCACACAGTGCGTCCTCAACCGCTGTAACGTTTTCCGCCGAAGCTGCATCCAATTCGCACAACGCCTCCTCGATTTCAACAACTGCGGTGTTGGTGTTTTCCTCGTTTTCTGCGATTCGCACCCGGTTGCGGAAAACATACTCGGAAACGTCGCCTTGTGTAATAACAGCCTGCGGCGCGTCTGGGATTGTGTCCCCGCCGTTGATGTTGTAAAGGTCGCCATTCACAGATACCCCAAGGGCTTCTGCCTCATCTGCCTCTACATACGCGCCGCTGGCCTCGTTCACCTTGACGTAGCGCGGCTTGTCGCAAAGCGCAAGCAGCACCCCGCCGCTCAAAATTGCGTACATATCGTCCTTACCTCCTTGCTTTAATATTCAAAACGTCAGCAAGCCTTTGCAGCTCCTCCGGCTCTGCTTCAAAGAAGCGGTCATTAAACAGAATAAAGTCGTATTCAGGCCGCAGGAAGTGCCCCCAATCCCGCCCAAGGATTTCGGCCTCCTCTTTGCTAAACCGGAAGCCATTTCCTGCCTTGCGATTGCTGTATGCCAGCGCATGGGTTAACCGCCCGCGCTCGAGGCCCCTCCCATCGTCGTTCCGGGCAAAGTGTTTCTTTCCGCTCTCGCTCCTGCGATAGCACACCGCCTTTCCCTCCGGCGTGATAAGGGTTTCGCCTACGCATTCCAGCTCTGTCCCGTATGGGATATTGAGCTGACTGCCGCATAAAGCAAGCTCCTTGAACCTGTGATGTGTAATATACTTCATCTGTCCTTTTCCTCCTCTCCCAGCAGGCCGTGTCGCCTGTAAATCCAGCCCGCCGCCGTTTTTGTTGCTTTCATGGTACACGGGAATCTTTTCTTTCTGGCCGCCAGCTCCGCCTCGAACAATCCCGTAAATTTCTCGTCCATTGCCCGTAACGTGTCGTAGCTGTTGCACCGTTTCGCGTGTGCCCTCCATGATTGATAAGATTGAAATACATCTTCCGGGTTGAGCTTTCCCTCGTCAACCCAGCGGCGGAAGATATTGAGCTTTCGGCGCATTGCCTTTATGCTCTTGCGGCTCAACTTCATCGTCACCTTTCCGCTCTCCTCGAGCGTCACCCTCATTTTGAGGAACGCAAAACTATGGTGCCGGAACGGTGTGATGATGTTTTTCTTGTCGCTCATGGCTATCCCCATTTCCTCCGCCAACCTGTAGAGGTTTTTCTTGATGTCCTCCAACTCGTCCAGTGAATTGCTTATCGCATACCCGTCGTCCATATACCGCCCGTACCCGTGAATGCCACGAACGTCTTTCACATAATGGTCTATCGGACTTGCGTAGTCGAGGGCAATAATCTGCGATATTTCGCTCCCCAGCCCAACTCCTCTCTTGTATTCCGCCATCTTGTCTGCCGTTTTCATCTTCTGAAAATCGTCCACAAAGTCGCAAAAAAGGGCGTATAGTCGGTCGTCCTTGATTTTGGCCCGTGCCCTCTCTTTGATTTTGTCGTGTGGCAAGCTGCCGAAATACCCCTTGAAATCGAACTGGTATATACCTCCCTCTGTCCCATACTTCCTATAGTGGTCGTGCAGGTGTTTTTTGAGGCGTTTGAGTTGGAAGTCCATACCCTTTTCCGCGAGGCTCGCGCTGTTGTCGTAGATGAAACTGCGCGAGTATGCCTGCGTCAAAAGGTTCTTGCATAGGCACTTTTGCGCCGCCCTCTCTTGAATGGAGAGCGCGTCAATGTCCCTCCGCTTCCCGTGCTCAATCGTCGAGAAACTGCGGAAGCCTTGGAACTTTCTCGTGCCGTCGTGCAGCTCATTGTAGGTCTTGAGGCTTTCTGCGAGCAGGTTCGTCTCGAAGTTTATCGTTGAGGTTTTCCACCGTGCCCCGTTGCAGCACGCCTTGCCAGCCCTGCAAAGGTTCTCAAAGGAAATCACCTCCTCAAAGCTCTTTCCTCCGGCCTCCTGCGCCTTTTGCTCTCGCTGCGCTTTCCGCCTTTGGTATCTCGCCTCACGCCTCTCTTTGCTGTTTGCCATATGCTTCTCCTTGTGTGCGCCAATGCAGTCTCCCGCTCGTACAGCGAAACGGCTCCGGCGGGTGGTTCGCGGGGTGCATTACTTCCCACGCCTGTCCCGCCTGCCGTAACAGGGTTCAAATAGCTGCGTAACGGCTGCTCATGGAGCTGGGGGAACCCTGTCAGAAACCCCCGGCCATGCAAAAAGCGTCCGGGCCTCCGTATCAAGCGGCAATTTTAGGAATGAACTCCCGTCGCCGGGAGCAGTCTCCAAGGTGCAAGCCCTCCTTTAAGTTTTGGGGCGCGGCTTCACTTTCGTTACTTGTTCAGGCCCCAGTATCTCTCTTAAATCCCGGCGCGAAGCCCAGCGAATTGTTCGCATTGTTGTTGTTCGCGCTCCCGTCCGTGTTGACATTGCAAAAGTTGTTCGAGTTCGTCGCATTCACGGAGCGCAGCCACCAATAGCAGGCCGAGCCGTCAGGACTTGCCCTAAAGGGCGGCGGGGAGTTATGCTTTCTTCTCCTCCGCCTTTTTGTGGAACCCAATCCACCGTTTCTTGTCGCTGTTTAAAACTCCACGGAGTTTTTGGAGGGCGGTGTTGCCTACCGTCGTCCACGACTGAAAAGCCCGGTTGTAATCCGCGCTGTTTGCAAAGAAATTGTTTCCGTCGTCTACCAGCTCATAGCAGAACGTAATCTCTCCCAAAAGTGCCTCCGCGCTGCTCACCGCCATCACAAGGTAGCGGTGCCGCAGCTCGTAGTCGTGCTCGCTCATGTCCTTGTGGACATAAATCGCATTCGCCTTGAGGCTGTTGGTGTAAACCTCGTTCGCCAGCTCGAGCATATTGTTGGTGATAATCCACCTATAGCTCGTCGGAAACTTTTTGATTATCCGCACCGTGGTTTTACGCAGCTCCCGCGCGACGGAGATAAACTCCGCCGCCGCGTCCTTTCTGCGTGATTTGTAGACTGCCATTCGTCCTCCTTTCACTCTCTGCTTCCTTGTCATTCCGCTGCGGGGACTTTCGTCCCCTTGCTTCATTTAGGCCGCCGATTTCAGATTAGGCCACCTTAAAGCCCGGCGCGAAGCCCAGCGAATAGTACGCACGGTAGTGGCTCGCGCTCCCGTCCGTGCTGACAATGCAAAAGGTGATCGAGTTCGTCGCACGCACGGAGCGCAGCCACCAATGGCAGGCCGAGCCGGTATCGTTGTGCTTATACTTAACTTTGCTGTTGCCGTTCTTGTAGTAGTCGTACTGCTTCTGATAATTCTGTTCCGCGCTGTTGGCGTAACTGCGCTTACCCTGCACCTCGAACTCGGAAAGCAGCCAAATTTTGTCCTGCGTCGAGGTAACTTTGCTCGCTGTGTCGCTGCCACCACCCGTGTTGTCGCTGTACTTGGTGCAAGCCACTATAATGTTCTGCCAGTCTGCCGGTAGTGCTGCGAGGAAAGCCGGACAGATGGTTTTGCGCATATAGCTGTTGTTCCACCCTCCACTGTTTGTGTTGCTCGTGTTCATGCGGAACGCCGCCGAACTGCCGCTACTAAGATACTCGCTATCCACGAAAGCAATATCCTTACCGCTCGCGTCCTTTCCAATCTGGAAATGGATGCTGTTTCCACCCTCCACACTGGCATTGTGGTCGAATCCAAGGATAATTGCGTAGTAGGTGCCTTTAATAGTCAGCGCGCCGACTTTTCCATTGATTGCAATGGGGGTTTTATCGCCCACGCTCCAAAGGTTCTTTGCCTGTCCGGACTGTGCTGCCGCCTTAATGGTGGCCGGGTCATTTTTACTGAGGTCAGGGTTCGCCATCTGCACGTTTACGCTCACTGTCTTGCTACCCGGTGCATTGTGGTTCGTGCCCGCTGCGCAGTTGACTGTGATGGTCGTGCTGCCGTCTCCGACCGCCGTTACCGTGATAGTCGTCCCGCTTACCTTGACCGTCGCAACCCCGGCATTCCCGGAGGTTGCCGAAATTGCGCCGTCGCCCGCTCTTGTAGCGGTGATGGTGCCGGTCATAGAACTTCCTGCTCCCAGCGAGAGACTGCTTGTGTTCAGCGAGAGGCTGCCCGCCGCCTTTGCAATCGTCCAAGCCACCGTTTTTGCCCCGGTCGTGCCATCACTAAACTGGTAATTTGCTTTCGGGGTGAATGTGGCGTTATAACTGCCCGCATTGGTGCCGGTGGTCGTGCCGCCAATCGTCATTTTTTCACTGTCGTAGTTGCTCCATGTGGGGGACTGCGTGCTGCCGGTATAGGTCAGGCTGCCGCTCTGTGCCGGGGTCGCCACGTTCGCACGTCCAATCGACCAATTTACAGTTTTAGCCGTGGTCGTGCCGTCCTCCCACTTGTAGCCCTGTTTCGGGGTAAAGGTCACTTGATAGGTGCCCGCGTCGGTCGCGCTTTGTGTACCCCCTATTTCCAGCGCGTTCGGGTCGTAGTTGTTCCATTTCGGGGTCTGTGCCGCGCCATTGTAGGTCAATGTGCCGCTCTGCGAGGGAACTGCGCTGACTTTAGTTGTGATTTCCGTAATGGCCTCCTGCGCTGCGTCCGCCGTGTCTTTGGCGGACTGCGCAAGCTGTCTCACGGCCTCAAGCTCCGCCCCGGTTACGCCCGGGACATTAACTGCTCCGTATGCCATGCTTTACTCCTTTCCGTCCTCAATCCAGAACTCCGCCGCAATCTCTGCCGCCGGAATGCTGGTAGAACGAACTCGAATTATGCCTGCCATTGTCTCGTTTGTTGCGCACAGCCCGCAGGTCTTTGCTGTGCCGAGGCTTCCCGGCGCAATCGTGATTGCCGCCCGGTCACTCGCGGTTACTCCCTCTGCCGCAATGTCGTAATAATGAGGGTAGTCTCCGCTGCTGTCGCTTTTCCAGCCAGTCGTCGGAATGGTGATTGCCACCGCTGCCGCCTTGTTCGCCTTGACGCTTTCCAGCTCTCCAATCGCCTCGGTAACTGTCTGCGCCAGCTCTCCTACGAGGCCGCTCGCGTAGTTTTTCGCCGCCTCCGCGCAGGCTCTCAAGTGCTCAAATACTGTTATCTTGTTCATGCGTGACACCCTCCCATCATCGGAAAAATAACAGGGCGGGAGCCCTCCCGCCCTGCCGTGCTGCTTTTTCCTTATTGGGGTTAGGCCTGCTCAACCGCAAAAACCTCATTCAGCATTTCAGCAACTTCCTCCTCAGTCGCCACGTCCATGCCGTCGAGCTTTGCTTTGTCGTCCTTGGACATCAGGCCGTCAGCCTGCGCGGTAGCAGGGCTGTAGGTGGTGTCCTGTGCAGGAATGCCGAGGCCAACGATGTCGTCCTTGGTAACAGCCACAACCGCGCTCACATGGCCAGTAGCGTCCACCGTCACCTTGTAGAAGCCGCTGGCCTGCGCGTCATAGGCGGGGTGGGTGTACTTGTTCGCGCCCTCCTCAATTCCTGCCAGCTTTTCCTTTTCCTCGGTGGTGTAGTCGTTGGTAGAAAGGCCCTTGCCCTCCTCTTTCTCGACGTAATTGGTGAGGTCAACAGTAGTGTCGTCCAGCAGTACGACCTCGTTCTCCACTTTGGCGTAGATGTCGTAGTGCTTGGTCTTGCTGTTCATCACGAGGTACATAACATTGTCCTCGGCCTCCTCGGGGTCGGGAACAGCGTCCACTTTCTTGAAAGAGGCGTGCCCGGTAGCGGCAATGGCGGTCTGGATAGCCTGCGCGACCTCGCTGTTGGTCTGAAATGCGCTGTCGTTGCTAAGCTCGGAAACCTTGGTAGGCACCTTGATGTCCACTGCTTTTTCGGAAACCTCCTGTGCAACGCCGTTGACCTTTACAGTCTCAATGACGTTTGGCTCGCCGCCTGCGGTCACCAGTTCGTCCACACGACCGGACAGCTCGGTTACGCTGGCCTTGGTCGCATAGTCAGTCTTGACGCGCTGCGCCAGTACCTGCAGGGCCTCGAGTTTGATAAGTTTTTCATTGTTGTAAGCCATGATTTTTTCCTCCTTGAAAAATAAATTTTATTTTATTTATCGGGTGGCTGGCCCGGTAAATACAAAGGTTAGTTTCCTGCTCCCTCATCGGGGCTGTTGAAAGTATCGTCGAGCATTTCCTGTACGTCCTCGTCGCTGGCCGCTACATCGTCCAGAAGCTCGTCCCCGTCTACGGAAATTGTGCCATCTGGGGTTACGCTCACATTCTCTCCGATTTTCACGCCGCCGAGCTGCGTGGCCGTCGCCGCTGGAAGTGTGTAGCTTCCTCCACCTCCGGTGGTGCCTCCGCCGCCCGCTACCCCGTTCGAGGCGTTCAGCAGCAGTAAGCACGCCTGTATTTCGGCTGCCGGTGCCTTTTCTGCATAAAGCCTGATTTTCCCGTCCATCGTTCGGGCTGCCGTGCATAATCCGCACTCTGTAGCCGTCTCCATGTCCGCCGGAACCACGCTAATCACTGGTACCATTTCCTCGGTTACGTCGCTCTGTGGAATATCCACATAGAAACTCCCCTCGGCTCCCTCCTCCGCGCCAACGTCCCAGCCCGTGGCCGGGATTGTCAGCTCTCTTTTCACCGTCGCCCCTGCGATAAGCTGCTCCACAACCGCCCGCGTAACGATAGAATCGGGGTCGATGGTGGCCGTTACCTTGTCCACGTCCCCGACCGCTGCAATCAGGTCAAATGTCGCCAGCTTGCCTACGGCGGAGCTGGACGGTCTAATCCATTCCGGCCCGTTTTCCAGTACGAGGTAGGTGTAGGGTACCTCTCCCTCGTCCGGGTCGGCGGCATAAAGCAAAATGCCTGTTGCGTAAAAGCCCTGCGCCACGTCCGAGCTGTTAATCTGCACCGTGATTTGGCATTCGCCATTTACCGGGTTTGTCACGGCGGAGATTTTCGCATTCATCACGAAGTCCGCAGGTTCCGTCATTGTTTTCGGGCTTTGTCCCTCCGGGATTTGGCCCTTGCCAACGGCTGCTCTCGTATACTCCATCTGGCACCTGCCCGCCAGCACTTTCGCTATCAGGGCAATGCCGGGCGTGCAACTGTAGCTGCCGTCCTCAAAAATTGCCATGTTCATTTCCTCCTATCCTATAAGTTTTGATTTGGTGTGCGTGTGGTAGTAAACACCTCCTGCGCCGTCTGTGTGGCCCGTAGCGGCGCGTTCTGCTTCCAGTGGTATTCCTTTCGTCCCCGGTTCCAAAAATCCACTGTAGCCCACATTCAGCCCCGTCCTGCCGGTTCTGTCCTCGCCCACGGGGTCGGGCGCGAAATAACTTGCCGTCGCCCCTCCGTAGGAAATATCGACCGGGAACCTGCTCACCCTGTCCTCGCCTACCGGTTCGAGCTTGAAGTTCGAGCCGGTTGCGCCTCCAAATGATATATCAAGCGTCTGCCGGAACGTCCGCCGAATGTGTATCTGCATATCCAGCGCAAGGTGCGCTGGTATTCGCCGCAAAAGGGTATTGAGGAGGTTGTTCTCGTCGAAGATTTCCCCGTTGATTACGATGTAGATAACCCCGCGCGCGAAGTCCACCGCCACGGTGTTGTCTGTGTAATTCGCAATTACCCCTCGTATCTCCGGCTCTCCGATATGCCCGTACCCACTAATCCGCCCGATGATAACGCGCTTTCTTTGGTCGAGCGTCAGCGGCTTGGAATAGGTGATATTCAGGATTTTTTCCCATATCTTCACCGTCTCCAAGTCTGCTGTCAGGACGAAATTATTTAAGTACGCCTGCTCAATGTGTGCCTCAAGCTCATCGGCAATTCTGCCCTCCGCCTTGAGGATTTCCACCATCTCAAAAACGTCCCTGTAATACCGTGGATAGTAGGTAATCAGTTCCTCGTAGTTGCTTTTGAAATATTTATCGTAAAACTTCACTCAACAGCCACCTCCTCCAAGACAGGAACATCGTCCTCCCCGGAGGTGATGTTGTGGGTGTCGCCGTTTAGCTTTAGGTCGCTGTAGTCCACAAGGTTCTTTAATCGGCTCAAAATAGCGCCGATTGCCGAAATCCTCACCACCACGTCCTGTTCGTCGTCAGTCCCGAGTACAAGCTCTCGGAAGTATGTCCCGATGGCCTGTGTTGCCTCCTCCTCTGCCGCTTCCTTTGTGGCCCCGCTTACCAGCTCTGCCGCAAAAGTAACCGTAACCGGGAGAGGGCTGGCCGCAACTGCCGTAAAGTGCGCCCCGATGTTTGCCCGCCCGTTTCCAAGCCCGTCGCCCACCGTGTACGTTTTGCCGTCCACCGTAACCGTCATGCCCTTGTCTGCTGGGTCGATGTAGTTCTGCACCTCTAACACCTTTGCGGCCCCGAGGGGCTGCCCTACGGTGTCTATCAGCACCCCTTTCACCGTGTTCTCCCCGTTCCACAACGGCACAATCCTTGCCCGGCCTACGCCGTCAATGCTTTCGCACCACGTTTTGTAATGCTGCTTGTTTCCGTTCTCTGCCGGGCCGGAAATCTTCTCAAAGACACGGTTACGGAGGCTTTCGTCGTCCTCCGCGTCGCTGCCGTTCTCGTAAATCTCCCCGAACGTGGCCGAAATCAGCCCCTCTATGTTGTTCACCGGGACTGCCGGGGTGCCCGCGTAGATGTTGTTTCCGCTTTCTCCCGCTACCTCTGCCTCGAAGTAGTAGACCCCCGTGTTCTCGTCCTGCCGGAGAACAAAATAGGACAAGTCGTAGTAGAAGCGTTCTCCTACCTCCGGCGTTGTCCCGTCAAAAATAGCTCTGTATTTGGCCCGCGTCGCCGCCAGCCTTGTTATGCCGTACTCTGCGGCCTTGGTGTCCAGCGCCTCGTCCGTGGCCGTCGCTACGGTCGTCATTTCCACCACGAGGTCGAGGTCGGTGTAGAGCTTCGCAACCTTTAGCAAAATGCCCGAAACCGCGTCATAAAAGATACTACCCTGCCGGGTGTCTATCCCCTCCGGCGCACTGTTCAGCACGTCCTCCAAAAGTCGCTCATAGGTATAATCCTCAAACACTCTAAATCACCTCCTCAATCTCTGTCTCCCCGAAAATCGTGTCGGCCTTGAATGAAATGTGGGCCGCGTCCTCCTCGAGGTCGATGTGGAAATCGTAAATAGACAGTATTCGCGTGTCCGGGAGTAAAGCGTCCTTTACAAATCCCTCCGTAGCAGCTTCAATGTAGTCCCGCGTTGCGTCCTTTCTGATTATCGCGTCCTCTATCTCGCTGCCGTACTGCCGGTCGTAAATCAGGCACTTAAAGCGCGGCGTAATAATCGCCTTTCGGATTGCCTGATTGACTGCTTCCAGCCCGTCCACCTTTCCAACAATTCTTCCGTTCTCAAGGTCGAGCCGGTAGGTCAACGACGGCTGTTCTTCCGCCTCTGTGACTGTTTCGACCGGGATAGGGATAAAAACCTCTGCCATGTTCAGCTCACCCTATCCAGCACAAAATACTGCTTCCCGTGGTTGAAAGAAAGGACGTGAACTTTCTCCCCGGTTCTCAGCGCATTATGCACCGTGATTTTCTTTCTGCCGGAAATCGCGTGCCGGTGCGCGGCGTATGCTGCCTCGCCGCTACCGCCGCTCGCGTTTTCCGTCTCCCATTCCACCGTGACCTCTGTGGTGTAATCCGTCAAATGCCACGGAACATAGGTAATGTTCGGCCCAATTATCAGCTTCTCGTCGTTGACAATTTGGATTTTGAGGGGGCTTGCGGACTTCACAATGCCCTGCAAGACCTCAATCCCGCTGCTTGTCATACCCTGAATGAGCTGCTTCAGGCTCGTTTTCTCGCTTTCGTCTGCCATGTCCGTCCCTCCTCTTAACTAAATGAACCATCGTCAACCCAACCATATACCCGCGTGCTGCTGTCCGTGTGTATCAGGTGCCACGGGTGTTTGGCTCCTTTTGCAATCAGCGTGATTTTGGCCGGGCCTGCGGCGCATTTGGAGCCGGTCGGGTTGCTGGCGGTGCTGCTGACGTAGTGGTAGCCGCCATTGAATTGCACCACGTCCCCGACCTTGTGCTCTCCTCCTCCGCTGCTCTCGCCCTTTTTCGGCTTGGAAAGGTCGTTCGCATAGTTGAGTTTGAGCGACATCAAGTGGCTGTTGTCCTTGAACGTGTGCGTATCCTCGTCCACATAGAACGTCCGGGAAAGCCCCAGTTCCGGGATAATGATATAAACCCCTATCCCGGAAATAACCTCCGGTATTCCGACGGCCTCCACGCTCAACGTCCGTTCCGGCGTGCTCTTTTCCTCGAGCATACTTTCAATGAGGTCGTTCACCTGCGCCGTCGTTAGGCTCTCGTCCGGCTTGTCAATCTCTTGGAATACGCCGATTTTGCCCTCCAATGTTGAGTTGCTTTTTTCCGCGATAGTGGTGCCCTCTTTGGAAACCATCTTCACGCGGGTTTTGATGTCCTCAATGCTCCGGGTATAGGAGTATGTCGTCAGGTTCGCCCCTACCTCAATCACCCACTGCATGATGTTCTCCCTGCGAGTGAGTAGGTTCAACTTGCCTTTGCTGCTCGAAACGTAATGCCTTATGCCCGTCGCGTCAAAGTCAAGGCTCAAAGCGTCTGCTATCGCGTCGAACGCGGTTGTCTTGCTCTTTGTCAGCTCCGGTATCTTGTAGGAACACTCCGAAACTTCCCCCATCGGGAGGCCGAAGCGGGTGCAGCAGTCCCGGAACACCTCGCTCGCGGTCTTGTTCTCGTAGGTGAATGTGTCCTTGTTGTTTGCAAGGTAAATCCCGTTGTCATACGCCGTAAACTCGAGCATTTTCCGGTTCGTTTGGGTCTGCTTCATAATAATTCCCCGGAAAAGTTCTGCCCCGTTATAACTGAATATGCACTGGTGCCCTTGCTCCACGTCGATTTCGCTCCGGGCGTGTTTGTACCCGTCGTCGTCAATCAGCGTGACGGAAAGTGTGCGGGAGGAGGAGCCTTTTCTGCCTTTCCAGCTTATCTTTTCAACAAGTTGTGAAACGTCGTAGCCCTGTTCTCCCTTGATGATGATTAGGCTTATTCCGTCGGCCATTGCCTCCCCTCCTTATGGAATAGTCAAAACCTGCCCCGCATAAATGAGGTTCGGGTTTCCCCCGATTACCCCCTTATTGGCGTTGTAGATTTTCGTGTAGTCTGCTCCATTGCCGTAGTATTTCTTAGCAATGTTCCACAAGCAATCCCCGCTTTTGACCGTGTAGGTTTTCGGCTGTACCGTGTTGTCAACGCGCGTGTCCTGCTTCTGCACCGTGGCCGTGGCCTTTGGTATATCCACCTTGACCTGCCGGACGGTGATTTCCCGATATTCTTTCAGCGTTATTTCGTACTGGTACGTTCCGGGGTCTCCTCCCTCCTCCGAGTAGTTAAAGTCCTCGATGGAGGCATAAAGGTCTACCCCGCAGGCAGTTGCAATAAAGTGGATAGGTTTCTTGCTCGCTTTCCAAGTATTGATTTTCTGAATGAGGGTCAACGGTTTGGTAATGCTGCTGACCTGTATTCCCGGAAACCTCGCCGCCGGAAAGAAGCTCGAAAACTTAAATTGCAGGGCCGGGCGGCTCTGCATGATGATGATTTCGCCCAGCCCCGTAATGTCCACACTGTCGTTACTGCTGCCGTTCCTTGTCTGAAAGCTCTCCGGTAGGACGGGGAGCTGTATCTTTTCTTTTTCCGCGTTGTAGGTCAACCACATCTGGTATTTAATACTCATACGACAGCTCTCCCTCCTCGTAGATTTCGCTCTGGATTATCTTCATCAGCACAGGTTTCAGGTGCTCGGTCAGGATTTCGAGGATAGCCGCTCTGTCCGCTCCTCCATTTCCGCTTACCTCTATCGCGCCGCTGCCCGCTATCTCGAGCAAAATGCGCTTTACCTGCTCTGTTGCTTTGTCTGCTCCGGCCTCTGCCGGTGTTGAGAATACCTGTAGCGGCCTCCTCTTGTCGTTCAGGGCATTTATCAGCCGGTCGGTCTCCTCGGTCGGGAATACGGTGCTGCCCTGCTCCCCGACAATCAGCTCCGGCCCGTTTTCGCCTGCGATAAAGTAGTCCGTGCTATCGGTCGTCCCGCTCGCGTATGCCGCTGCGGGCCGTGCCACAAGCTCCGGCCCCTGTTCGCCTGCGAGGAATAGGCTCTCCGCATTGGTGGTGCCGCGTGCGTGGCCGGGAACTCCGCTCGAGTTGACGCTCACATTGATGTTTGCGTTCGCGCTCGAAAGAGCCGCCGAAACCGCGTTTGCAACCTCCTGCGCCGCCGCTACCGCGCCACTTTTTCCGGCTCGGATTTTATCTGCATACGAGGTAATCGTGGCACTTGCGGAAGCTGCCGCCTCGTCACTCAGGTTCATGCCGTCGATGGTCGTCTGCATTTCCTGCTCAATAGCGTCCATCTGGGCCGTGAAATCGGTCTGCCAGTCTGCTACGGCTGCCGCAGTCTGCTCCTGTGCAGCCTGTACCTCTCCGACGGTGTTCGCCAGTTCTGCGACTGCTTCCTCATTGCCGTTTTTGATTGCCGAGGCCATACTTGCAGCCAGCCCAGCGGCCTCCTCGCTGCCGGACTGCGCATAGGCCATCAATGCTTCGTAGTTTTCCTGCGTAATGCCCAAATCCTCTGCCGAGGTGTTTTTCAACGTCTCGATGTTGGCCCCGTAATTTTCCCAATACGCGAGCTGGCTATCGAGGGCCGCCTGTGCATTTGCGACGGTGGCCTCCATATCAGCCTCCGCCTCGTCAAATAATCCAAACTGCCCCTCAAAGCTCTCGAGCGCCGCCTGATACGCCTCGTCATAGGCTGCGCAAAGCTCCTCTACCTTTGCCCGAACATTCTCATAGGCAATAGAGACGGCTTCCTCATAGGTTGCCGGGCTTTCGGCTGCTTGCTCTGCTGCCTCCGCAACGGCTTCCCATTCGCCCTCTATCTCTGCTATTGCGGCCTGATTTTCGTCGTAGGCCGCCTGCAAATCCTCAAGGGCACTCTTATATTCGTCCGTGTCGGTGGCCCATGTTCCGAGCCAACCGGTATTGTTATAAAACCATGCGTCACTCAAAAATGCAGCGTTAGCGTCGCTTTCTTGAGATAGCCGCAGGTTCTCCTCTGCTTTTGCGATTTCCTCCTCGAGGTTCGCCTGCTCTTTCAGGAGGTCAACATAGGCTTGCTGCTGCTCCGCGTGCCGTTCCTGCTCCGCTTGAGCCTCTGCCGCCCTTTTCGTAGCCTCGAGCCAATTCTCGGTTCCGCTTGTTACGTCGTCATAGGCCAGCGCAAGGTCTGGTAAATCCTCGTTGAGCTGGGCTATTACTGCTTTTAGCTGCTCCTCCTCCGCTGTTGTGCGGTTCGTTTGGGAAGCCAAGTCCTCTAATTTCTGGATAAGAGAAAGCGTACCTACCTCGTTCTCATTGAGGGCTGTCATGCTTTCCTCGTAGTCCGAAATCAGCTCGTTATGGCTTTCTACCAGTGCGTCAACCTCCGCCGTGAACTCCTCCACGGTCTGACGGTTCGCTTCAAAAGCTGCTGAAAGGTCGTCTACCTGATATTTCAGCCGCAGAGCTTCCTCCGAGGTCTCCCCGTACTTCTCGCAAGCCTCGTCGTATTCTGCGTTGAGGTCTTGCAGCTCGTAATACTGCTGTCGGGTGGTGGCCGTCATGTCTGCGGTTTCGTCCTCTGCGTCCGACATGAGCGCAACAAGGGCCGTTCCCGCCGCCACAATGCCTGTTATTGCAAGGGCTACCCAGCCAATCGGCCCAAGCGCGGTGTTCAGGGCTGCGCCAAAGGCGGTAACTGCCGGTATTGCTACTGTGGTAACGAACGTAACACCGGCTATTCCTGCGACTACAACTCCCAGCCCTATGCCGATAGCTGTAATCGCTTTTGTGAGGGTCGGGTGCTCCTGTAGGAACTCTCCTATACCCTGCACAAATCCCGCCAGCGCATTTGAGGCTTTTTCCAGCGTTGGGGTTACAGCCGTTCCAAAGGCTGCGCTTATGGAGTTGCCGGCCTGCTGCCAGTTGTCCCCCATAGACTTCGCCTCGGTGCTTACTTTCCCCAGTGCGTCGTACATATCCAGCGTTCCGCCCTGAATGTTCGCAAGGACAGGTAAAATGCTCGCTTCCAAGTCCTCGTACTGCGTACCAAACAAGGCTACCGCCGTCGTGTTCTTTTCTACCGGGTCGCTCATGCTGTTTAAGGCGTTCACGACCTCGAAAAAGGCTGTGCTTGCCTGCTCCCCGCCTGCGGCAAATCTCGCGGTCATTACGTCCGCGTTCATGCCAAGGTTCTCGAACGCCTCTGCCGTGCTGTCGGAGCCGTCTTTGGCGCGAATATTGAACTCCTTAACCGCGTCGCCTACCTTGTCCATCGAGAACACGCCTGCGTCTGCGCCGTCCACAAGGCTCGAAAGGAACTCTTGCGCAGAAAGACCAAGGGCTGCATACTGTGGCGCATATTCGTTCAAAACGTCGAGCAAGTCGCCGTTTCTGTCTGCGCCCTGCTGCGCGCCGATAACAATGAGGTTATATGCTTCCTCTGCGGATAGGCCAAAGTTTTTCATCAGGGCACTTGCCGTCCGGGAGCTTTCAGACACTTCATATCCGAGCACATTATTCAGGACGAGGCCCGCATTCGTAGCCTCTTCCAATGCCTCTCCGGTTAGGCCCGTGGCCCTCTGCACCGAGGTCATGCCTGCGGCTACCTCATTGAGGCTTTCCGCGTTTGAGTTTGCGAACACATTAGTTGCGCTCGCCATCAGGTTATCCAGCTCTTGCCCGGTCGCGCCCGTGGCCCCGACGATAATCTTCTCCGCCTCGGAAAAAGAATCCGCCAGTTCATAGACCGCGCCGGAAATCTCTTTCAGCGTGGCCGTTATCCCGGCTGCGGCAAGAGCCGAGGCAATCCCCTCAATGGCTTCCTTACCGGACTTTCCGCCTTGTTCGGCCTCCTCGTTCGCTTGCTCGGTAGCTTTTGAAAGCTCCTCTGTAGCGTCGCTGGCCTTACCGTTGGCCTCTGCCAACGCCTCGGCCGCGTGCCCGGCCCTCTCTGCTGCCGCTTCAAGCTGATTTAGGTCTGTGGTGCCGGAGGCCATTGTGCGGTCGTAGGCTTCCATTGCAGCGTCCGCCTCTTGCTGGGCCTGTTCCAGCTCATTCATGGCCTCTGCCGCTTTTTCCGCCGCCTCCGCAAGGTTCGCTTTGGCCTCTGCCGAGACCTTTTCGTTATTGGTAACGGATTTTATAGCCTTGTCGGACTGCTCAATCGCGTTACTCAAGCCCTCCTGAATGTCCGCTGTTGCGTCCATGCTCTTTCCGAGGGCCTGCGCCGACTGCTCGCACAGCTCGAACATTCGCTGCTGTTCTTCCAGCGCGTCCGCCGACTTCAATCCCATTTCCACCAATTCCTCGGTGGAGTAAATCGCTTCCAGCGCGCTCCGGTCATAATTGCCGACCGCGCTCGTCCAGTTATCTACCGAACTCTGCAAGCTGTCAATGGAGGTTGCAACCCCATCGACCGAAGAAACCGCCGAGCTAACGCCACCCGAAATGTTATCAAAGGCGGCGTTCGCGGCTGCTCCTGCCTGCTCGAATTGTGCAGCCATGTCCTGCCCACTCTCGGCCATTCTGCCGAGCTTATCGCTCATTTCATCAACGAGCTTAAACCGCGCAAGCAAGTCTGCCATTCTCACCGCCTCCTTTCAATGATGGTGTCACGCCTTACCGGGTTTCTATCCTCCTCAAGCTCCGAGGCTATATAAAGCAGCTGTATCTCTCGCGGCATTTTGTAAAACTCCTCCATGCGGAGGTGGTGTCTCTGCCAGAGCACGCTCGCCCAATAGCCGTCGGAGCCGGGAGTGCTTACGAGTTTTTTGCGGCTTCAAGCTCCTCATCGTCGTTGACTGCGCTCGCAAGGCCAAGGGCCTGCATAACCATGCGGGAAACGTGCTGGTACTCATCCGCTTTCGGAAATACCTTGAGCGGCATATCCGTCACGTCTACGCAATGGTAATACTCCATCAGTTCCTTGTCCTTGAGGTTCGGGAACTGCAACGCCTCTACAATCAGGTGGCGGCTGGCGCGCGCGCTGTCCTTTTCGGTTTTCCAGACAACCTCTCCCATAGCAATCAGCGGATTGCCTTTCTTGTCGGTCGCCATGCTGCGCTTGCGGTATGCGTCGTTAATGCGGTTGATGTCCTCCTGAGACAGTACCTTGATTTCCAGCGGGAGGATATTGCCCTCGTCGTCGGTAATGCTGGGGCAGCCCGGCGCGGTAACGACTTCCGGCTCCATGCTGCGCATAAAATACTTGAGATTCTTCTTTGCGTCTACCATATCGTTCAGTCTCCTTTTCGATAAAAAGTAATAGCCCCTGCGCCTTTGCGCGAGGGGCTATCCCATTAAAGAATATCCTTTGCGTTGAAAGAAATCGCGTCCTCCACGACCTCACCGCCGCTGTCCAGCATAGTCAGCGGCAAATCACCGGTGAGCACACAACCCACGCAGGTTACGGTATTTGCGCCGTAGGTCTTGTAAAAGTCGCTGTTCTTGTCGTCCATAATGCCCTGAATAGTCATTTCTGGGGTCTCATGGCTGTCCTTATACTCGGCCAGCTTCTCCTCGAGCCACTTGGAGGAACGTCTGCGGGTAATGGTGCCCGTAATGGCGTAGCCCAACCAACGGCTGCTGGGTGTCAGCTCGCCAAGTTGTCTGCCCGTCCAAACATCAGGTGTAAATTTGATTTCACACTTAATGCTGTCTGCAATCTCCACCCCGTCGAGGTACACATGGCCCTCGCGCAGGGAAATCGGTGCGTGATTATATTCCATCTGTTATCCTCCTCTCTTATCTCGTGGTGATGGTGAAATACAGCTTTTCCGCGCTGTCTACGGCCTGCAAGCCCACGTTGAAATAGGTCTCGTCGTCCACGCTCTTTTCGCGGTCTACGAGGAAATCCTCGTCGTAGGACACGTTGGTAATCGCGCCCCCATCCTCGAACTGGCGGAGAATGGTCTTGCCGATACCCTCCATAATGCCCCAGCCGTTTTCCTCGTTGTCGTACTTGTTCGGAGGGAAATTGAGCTGCACGGCCTCTTGGAATGTATCGTACACGCGGATAACGCGGTTCTTGCGGTAGCTCTTGTCTTTCTTGTCCGCAAAGGTAACGAGGCTGTTGATGTCATATTCCACCACGACCTCGTCGTTCTCGTTGATAGAGAAGAAAAATTCGCCCGCGTTGATGGCTGCAATAGCCACCTCATTGCTCTTAGGGCTGACGACAGCAGTCGCGCCCGCGTACTGGATATAGGTCAGGCTCTCGGTGTTGCTGGCCCCTGCGGTCGCTCCTGCGACCCAAGCGCAAGCCTCCGCCACGCTCAAATCGTCCCCGTCAAGGGAGACGCTATTCGTCACGTTGATAACGCCCTCATAGTCCATGCCCGGTGCGTTCGGCATAACCACCTGCACGCCTTTGCCCATGTTGTCGCGCATATATTTAATCTTGGTGAGGGCTGCCTGCTTGATGTTCGCTGCGTCCTCGCCGTCGAACGGGAAGCACACCGTATTGAACTTCACGCTCTCCCAAGCGTCAATGAAGCTGGTAATATCGGTGTTTGTCACGTCCTCGTCGCTGCCGCCCGCAAGGTTCGTCCCTACAGCTTCCCCAAGGTCTCCTGTACCCGAAAAGTCGATATAGGGGTTCTGCTGCGCAATCAGCTCCTCGATGGTGTTCAAGCCCTCATATTCCGAAACCTTTGCGCCGTCGAGGTGCACGATAACGTCATAGCCGCCCAGCGGGTTCACGTCCACAGTAACCGTCAGCGCATTGCCTCTGCTGCCGCCGTACTTGGCAACTGCGGTGAGGGTGTTGGTGCTACCGGTGTCTGCCTTTGTGGTCGCTGCGCTCTCCGGGTATGCGACGTAAGCCGTAAAAATCTCCTCCGCGTCGTCCTTGCTGACAACCACGTTGAAAGAAACATCAGCACCGCCCTGTTCCAGTGCGGCCAGCTTCTTATAGGTTTCAGTCGTCAGGAAATCCGCTGCTCCTGTGATTTTCACGCCGTCGATGGTAATGGCGTACCCCTGTCCTATCAGCGCGGTTACAGTGTCAAACAGCCCGGTATTTTTCACTTCGGTTACCGGTCCGGTCAGTGTCATGGTGAGTTTGCGGCTGCCCTCGTCGTAGTTCAGCGTGCAGCCGGTCAAATCCTCTTTCGCTCCCATGTTCTGCGCGATAGCTTCGCTTACGGCGGTGGAAATCTCGGTGGCCTCCTGTTCGGGCAGGGTCATTTCGATTTCCGCCGTGGCCTTTTTGCCCTCCGTGAGGATATAGGCATAGACCGTAGTGGCCCGCTTGAACGCCTCGCGCAGGAGTAGCATTTGGCGGTTCGGGTCGTTGTCATAAATGCTGTACCCAAAGAGCGCGGCCTGTGCGTCCGGGCTGGCATTCGTCAGTTTGACGAACCGCTTTGCCGGGCCATAGCTCGCTTTCGGGAGGGGAATAATTACAGTGCCCCGCGTGCCGGTGCTGTCTACCGCGTTTTCTCTACCGCTCTCGAAGTTGATATACGCGCCCGGTCGCACCTTGCCAACGAGCTTATCAAATCGTCCTCCGGCCATCTTACTTCACTCCTTTCTTTTTCCAAGCCTCAATATGTGCTCTCATTTCTTCTACGGTGTACTTTCCAGTCATACCGTAGGTTGCGCCCGCGAATGTGCTCGTCGAAACTCCGAAAAGCTGGCGGCAATTCGCGCCCAATTTTTCGACCGTGAATTTCGGCGCGGCTGCCTCTTTCGGGGCGGCCTTTGTTACCACGGTCGTTTTGCGTTTGGTTGCCATTATTTTTCCTCCTTAATCCGGTTATCTGCCGGAAGATTGCAGCGGTATGGCGTAGGTTTCCAGCGCCTCCGCGTATGCGTCTGAAATCTCTTTCCCCGACTTCATAAACACATCAAGGTTGACCGTCTGAGTGCGTGCCCTGTCCTCGAGCGTGTCATTGTACGGTCTCCGGCTCCGCCAGCTTACGGTAAGCTGCGCGGCCCCGTCGTCCAGCACTTTCAGCTCTGGGTCATTTAATCGTACCCAGCTCCGCTCTACCGTGCTGCCGTCCTCCGCTATCAGCGGTACGAGGTTCCGCGCCGCCTTTAACGCCGTAATGACCGAAAAGCCGAGCGAATAGGCCCCTTGTCCCGTCTTGTGGAAAAGTTTGATATACCAAACGTAATCCATGTAGTAGGTCAAAAAGGTCTCTCCGCCCGTGTCAATCTCCGGCGTAGGGAAGTAGGCTGCCGGAACACAGAAATGCTGCGGCACGTTCCAGTAATACGGGGACGGCCCTTGCGCGTTATCCAACACGAACTTGATAATGCTTGCCATTTCCTGCTCAAGCATCCTCTCACCCCCTTAAAATCCGCTGAAATAGCTGTCGAGCCATTCCTGCAATTTAGCTTCTAAAAGCTCCGGGTAGATTTGGCTGAGTATGCGCAATGCGCTCTCCCAGTAGTGCTTGCCCTCTACCCAGTGCTGTTTCAACATCATTCCGCCCTCTGCGGACGGGTCGTAGATGAAGCGGTCGCCCTCCCAATATCCCGGTACAAATCGCCTCGCTACTCCTTTGGTGTTCGTCCAGTGCCCGTCGTTCACATAGCCTGCATAGTCTACGTTGGTGCCGACTTCGAGCGTTAGCCCGTTGTCTGTCAGCTCCCACACGTTTCCGTCGCCGCCTTTTTCAAAGCTGGCAAGTAGCTGCCTGCTGTCTACGACCTTGCGCCGGACAATCTCGTCCTGTAATATCCTCAAAAACTCGTTCCCAAGCCCCTCCAAAAACAGTTCAAACTCTTTTCGGAAATCTCCCTTTGCCGCGCTCTCCACGCGCCCGAAAAATGCTTTCAGGTCAGCCACGTCAATTTCAACGGTATTGCTGCTCACAGGTGCCGCTCCTCCTCAATCTTCTTGATATAGACGAAAAGGTGATGGCTTCTTACATTGACCGGCTGTTCCGCCGTGTACTCCTGCCCGGTCGCGCAGTCCACAATCTTGTCGTTGAGGCGCACGTCCGTTCCGATGGGCAAAGTGAGCTTGATTTTTGCGTCCATCAGGGCCGCCGGTTGGGTTTGCGTTACGCCTATGCTTGCGGAACGCACTCCAAAATGGCAGGTCTGCCCGCTGATGTCCGGTTGCTTTGGGTACGAGAAAGAGGGGGAGGCCGGGAGGTTAAAACCGGGGGAAGCCTTTCCCTCTGAAATATGGTAGATGTCACAGGTGTGGTTCAATAGGTTCTCTAAACTCATAGCCCGCCTCCTTACAGCCGCCTCATACGGAGGGTTATCCCGTTTCGTGGCTCCGCAATTACAAAATCGTCCAGCAGGGCCGCAAGGTCTAACCCGTCAATGCTGATTTGGCTGGTTTCGGAGGTGTAACTGTAGTCGTCGAACGTCTCCGATTTTACGTCCTTGGCAACGAGCGCGGCGTTGTGGCCGTAAGCCTCCGCCAGTATCAAAACTGCCGTTTTGACCGGCTGCGGTATCTCCTTGTAGCTCTCAAAAGTGTTATGCGTATAGGTGATTACATACTGCTCTGCCCTCGCAATATCCACCGCGAGCCTTGTGTCGCTGCGCTTCTGCACCGACGCTATCTCGGAATAGTCCCTTACCTCTTGCGGCGTTACCCACGGTCTATTTGCCACTGTGCTCACCGCCCTTACGCTTCAAGCCTTACCGCCTTGACGTAAATATCCGCGCTGCCGTCTCCGGTCTCCTCTGCAGACAGTTTGGCCGTGAGGGTAACGTCCTTGTCGCCTACGGCGGCGTATGCGCCGTCCTTGGTGATAAAGCCTACCTCATTGAGTTCTGCGCCCTCGAGGTAGCTCACCGGCTCGCTCTGGCCTCCGGTGAGGTTGAGCGTTGCGCTTGCAAAGGCGGTCTTTACGTCAATGCCAAAGCCAACAATGCGGAAACCCGCCGGGAGCTGCACAGGGAGCTGCGTCCCCTCGGCCGCGTCCGTATCTTTGTTTACGGTGCCGATGTAGAACGACTGCTCGATACCGCAAAGCCCCTTATCGTAAATTGCTGTTTTCATCTGCTTTCGCCCTCCTTAATTCTCCTGCAAATCCATCATTGTAGGGCTTCCGGTGGAGTAGTCCCCCTCCGCCCAAAGGATTGCGTTGATATAGTCGGCTTTCTTAAAGCCTTTGGTTTCGACCACCCCGACCTCCGGGGCAATCTCTTTGAGCTGTTCGAGTGTCATTTCCTCGAGTTGCTCCTGCGTATAAGGCTCCCTTTCGGGTTCCTGCGGTTCCTCCGGTTCGGGTTCGCCCGTCACCATGCGGAAATAGCCGGAGGCTACCGCAGCCTTTGCGGTAGCCTCGTCCTCCACAAATACGTCCGGGTGCTCCCGTGTGGCCTTGATGGGGCCGTAGTAAGAGAGGGCCTTAATCAGCTTCAAATGGTAGCTCATGGCTGCCCTCCTCTCTTACTTCAAGCCCTTAACGATAGCCGTAGCGTCCAGCTCCTCGATAATGGGGTCATAATCCAGATGAACAACGTAGAAACGCTTATCCTGCATAATGGCCTCTCTGCCCTCGGTGGTCTTGCGGATTTGCACGCTATAGGTGTTCACCACAATCAGGTTGCGGGGGTCAGTCAGAAGAATTGTGCCGTCGTCAAGGGAAGGGCACTCCACAGCAGGAATGCGGGCCGGGGCGGTGTAAATGCTGTCGGGCACCGCGCCGCCTGCGCCGATAACCTTGTTCAACAGGAACAGCTCCCACTCCTGCGCTCTGCGCGGGGACATCAGCCAACGGAGCTTGCCATTGTTGTACTTGTTCGGGATTTGGGCCAGCGTCTTGTAAAACAGGTCGAGGCTCATTTCGCTCTCGCCGGAAGCGTCGTAAACGTGGCCGCCGTTGGAAATCTGCTTAATCCAGCCGTCATTGATTTTCAGGAAATCATAATCGGCGGTGCCCTCTGCTACCTGCTCGTCGCCGTTGAGGTACAAGTCCTCCATATCTACGCCGAGCTGCGTAGTCATAAGGTTGGTGACGATGTTCTCGAAGTTCTGTCCCTCGATGTTCTCGCGCAGGGTTTCCTCGGTGATTTCCCAAGGCAGACGTACAGCGGTGGTGCTGTACTCAATCTGGCTGGTTTTTACGCCAGCTCTGTAGTTGTCGTCCGTGTTCTCGGTCTTTTTACGGACGATACGGCGGTCAATGCCAATCTTGTCGATTTCACCGGTTTTGGCGGTACGCATTTCATGGCGCACAAGGCCGCCGAGGTTTGTGGCCTCGAAAGTTTGCTGAATAAACCTCCGGGCCTGTTCAGGGTTAAGCAGGCCAGAGGACAGGCTGCCCGTCTCAATGGCCGCTTTGCGAATGATAGTGCTGTTATCCATTGTCTGTTTTCCTCCTTATTTTGGATTAGAGAATGCCATGCAGGTAATGCTGCTCGCCTGCGGATTTTTCTACACCGCCGCCGAGGTTGCTGGGGAGGCCCTTGCTTTTCAGCACCGGGTCAACCGCTTTTGCCACCGCCGCAGTAATCATTTCCTGTACCTGCTCTGCGGTAACTACCTCGCGCTGCGGCTCAAGGGCCTTTTCGATAGCCGCCTCAACCATAGCGTTGATGGTCTCAGGGGTAATCTCGTCAGCCTTGGAGACACAGCCGCCCTTTTTCTTAGCTTCGGTAACGGTGCCCGCCTTTTTCTCCTCGTCGGTTTCTTCCTCATCCGGGGTCTTGGACTCCGTGTTGGTCGCCTTGGCAAAGGCTGTTTCTACAGCCTTTGCGACAATTCCCTCAACTTCCTGTTTAGTCACTTGCTTTTCCTCCTTTTCGGTTCCCTCCGGTTCCTCGATTTCCTCGCCGTCCTTTTTCTTGGTCGGCTCGTTTTTCTCCGGTTCCGGGTCGTCAAATTCTTTGATGAATGTTCCGAGGCTTTCGTAAATGCCGAGCAGCGTCTCTTTGTTCTTGCCGCTCATTTTCTTCCCGGCCTTTTCCACGGGGCGGTCGGTCTGAATGGCCTCGGTCACACTTCCCCCGCCAGTGAGAATACTGGTGATAATCTGTCCGAACTCCTCAAGGCACTCGCGCACCTTGTTCTCGTCAGTCTCGTAAAGGTAACGGCCCGTGATGGGGTCGTATTTATATAAAATCTCCTCAAGGGAGTTAAAAGCGTTCCAAAAGAGCGTACCTTTGCTGCGCTCCTCGTAAAGCTCCGCCATAGCTCCCTTTTCCACCACGTTCAGCCCCAACGCTTTCGCCAACTGTTTCAGCAGCCCTTTCTTCTCGCTGGTTTCTTGCTTGCTCACGTTATCCAACTCTACGTCCTCCTCACTGTAGTTTCCAAGGCCGCCCATAGAGAAGCCTGTGATTTCGCCTTTCTCAATGCCCTCCCACACGCTCTCGTCTGCGACCTCTACGGTCATAAGCCAAGTGCCCTTTTTGATGGTCTCGCCGTCGATGTCAAAATCAGCCTTTGCAATCCAGCTTTCAACGACGTTTGCACCGTCAAGCGGTTCAAAACTGTGCTGTAGGTCAACTTTATTTCCGTTCTTTGCAAACCAGTAGGCCGCTTTGGTGATTTCTGCCTCGGTCATAAAATTGCCATGACTGTCCTCCGCCATCGGCTCGTAAACAACGCCGGTGACGTAGTGATTCTCTGCGTCTGCCTTGACAATTCTGCCATAGGTAGTGAACGTTGCCTTACCTCCGGCCTCTTTCTTGATAAGGAACTGCCGCTTATTCGCTGCCTTGTCTACGAGGGAGACGAATTGGATTTTCGCGTCCGTAATCTCGTAGGCTTTTTTCAAGCCTTTCCTCATGCCCTCTCACCTCCTTTCGCTGTGATAATATAAAAAGCAGCGTCTCCGCTGCTCTTTACCGTGTTCTCTCCTGCCTGCTCGCAGGAACGCTCTGAATGGCCCCGAGAGGGCCGTTATTTATCCGGTGGGTAAATTGTCTGTGAGGACGCTTTGGAGGCAGCCTGCGCCACGAGAGGCGGCAACAGGACTATTCCTCCTCGATACCAGCTTTCGCCTTGTTTCTCGCGTCCAGTTCTTTCTCCCACTCGTCGTCCATTTCATCAATGGCCTTTTGCTGTAGCCTCTGTCTCTCCTCGAGCGGTAAGCCCAACACCTCCTCGCTCACCACCGGCTGCGAAATGCAATGGCAGTTTATGCTTTCCTCTGGCGGGAGGTTGGGGTCTCTCGGGTACATCGGGTAATAGGTTCCGCCTTTAGCGCCGCGCAGCTCAAAAGGCTGGTCTACTGGTACTCGCTGCCCGTCCATAGCTATGTGATTCTTTCGCGGGTCGTTTCGATAGCTCCCTGTGTGCTTCCACATCTTCTCGCCGACCGCCGGGCTTTGCATAAATGCCTCCTGCTGCGCAACACTGTGCGCCCGTAAAACCTCGGTGACGGCCACGCGGCGGGCCTTGTAGTGTTCGTCCCGTATGCCGCTGTCAAGGATAGCGCGGGTGAACTCTTCAATGCTGCTGCCGTTTTCCAGCCCCTTGTTGAGTATGCGCTCAATTTCGGTATGGCTGTTCAGCTTCATAATCTCTCCGAGGTCTTTGCTCCATGTCCGTACCCATGCGGTCGTGCGCTTTGAGACTTGTTCCAGCTTGAGGCTGCGGTCTGTCTGCTCAAGGTAGTAACCTATAAACTCCGGCATAAACTCGCCTAGTTGTTCCGCAAAAATGGCCGCGAGTTTTTCCATCAGCTCGTCGTTGAGCTTCACTCCCGGCCATATCTTCTCTGCGAACGTCTCAAGGTCAACGGCCTTGCCCGCCTCGTTGGTGAAATAATCGGTCTCGTCCAGTAGAGCCTCCGCTACCTGCTCCTCCATATCCTCGATGAATTGGCGGGTCTTTTTCGGGTTGAGGTAGCCCTCCTCCCCGAGTGCTTCCTCGAGGTCGTCGTCTGCTTTTTGGATATATCTGTCAATGGCCTTTATCAGGGGGCCGCAATCTAAGCACATAATCACTGCCCCCCGTCCATCTTCACCAACAGCCGCTTTACTTCTTTCATCACGGCCACTACCGCGTCGTCATGCTGCGCTGCCGCTTTCTGTATCTGCCGCTGTAGGCTCATTGTAATGCCACCGAGGTCGAATGTTGCGCCGCCCGCCTGCTGGTTCTTGTAGGCCAGCGGTATATCTCCCCAAGCTGCCTCCTCCGGGTTCTCTGGATAGTCCTCCGCGTCCTCACCAAGGGCCTCGTAAACAATCCTCTTTGCCATATTCGGCGTGAGGCCGCCTGCGCTGTTCGCTACCGTCAACAGCTTTTGCAGGTCGTCCGGGTTGCTGATGTCTGGCTCAAGGAAATACGCCTCAACGAACTGAAAGTGGTAGCCATTCAGGAGGCGGTTGTTAATGGCCCACGCAAGGCTTTTGCGCTCTGGCTGGAATACCTGCTCCTCCGTGACCTCCTGCGCGGTCTGCGCCGTCGCCCGGTTGAAGTCGGTCGTATAGCCAACATATAGGTCTGGAAGCTGGAATGCGGACTGAACCTTGCGCCGGTTGTTGTCCATGTATTCCTGAAAAAGCTCGTCCTTTTGGAGAATACTCGCAAGGTCTTTGACCTCGATTTCCGGCTTCTCCTGTTGGTCGAAATCGGCGCGGGCCTCGGTTGCTTCGGTCTCGAGGACAATAAAGGCGTGCTGCCCGGCCTCTCCCTTGATGTCGTTCATATACTGCTGTAGCTTCTCAAAGCTCTCGTCCGTCAGGGTGCCGCCCTTAACCATAATCATCAGCGGGGTATGCCGCCCGTTGATAAAATAGTTGTTGTTCAGGCTCTCCGCCCTGCGGCTACCGTCTACGCCGAGCACTTGTCCTATCCAGCGCACCGTACCATACGGCTCAGTCCCAATAGTAAACTCCAACAGCTCGTTGGCCTGATATTGCAGCTCAAGGGTTTCGCCCTCCTCGAGATACTTCCCGTCTCGCATATCCATCACGCGGGGGTCTCCAAATTCTTTGAAGTAGACCACCTTGCCGCCGATTTCCTGCTTGTACTTGCAATAGCGTTTCTTTCGCTCAACTTCCTGCCCGTGATGGTAGTAGCTGGTGGTGATATAAGGGTCAAGGGGGCGGGACTTCCATACGCTTTCGGTCTCCTTGACGAACTCAATCTGCACAACCTCGTCCGCCACGTTTCGGATTACCTCAAGGTACGCTATACCGTAGGTCTCGCGCGCCTCAATGATGTCCTCAAATACCTCTTTGGTGTCCTGCTCAATGTTCAGCAGCTCGATAATCTCCTCCGCCCGCTGGAACTCCGCCGCCATTTCCGGCGTTTCCTCGGTGTCCTCGATGTAACGAACGCCAATGCCGAATCCTGCGATATTGTTCTTATAGGCGCGTATGCACTGGGGGAGAATAGTGCTGTTCTCTACGAGCTTCGCCAGCCCACGCATATCATGGCGCGGGGTTATCCAGTCCCCGGCGTTGTATGCTTCCTGCTCTGTTACCTGTACGGGCGTGTCCGCCTTTTCAATGAGGCTCTGCTGCGATTTAATCACGCGCACCTCCATATTTGCCCGCTTGCTTTTAGCCATTCTTTCTCACCCCTCTCCTCTTTGGCGGTTTTACTGGTAGGCAAAGAAGTAACACGCAGTCCGCCTCGTCCGGGGAGGGCTGCCCGCGCTTCTTCACCGCGTCTTTGCTCTCAATCTTGATTTTGCTCGCCTCCGTCAGCGCGTACTTGCGCCCGGAAAGCTGTGCTACGAGGTCGTCGTCGTCCGGGAGTATCAGCTCTACCGGCTTTCGGTTGCCGTCCTCGTCGTAAGGCTGTAACAGCTTTTTCACGACGGCCATCATATAGGTGGTGCTGTCGTGGTAATATTTGTGCTTAATTCGCTGCCCGAACTTCACCGGATAAACTTCCAGCCACCAGAAACGCTCCGGGTTGTTCCGCTTTACTTGCCGCAGGCGGTCTACTACGCCGCCGCCCACGCCGCCGTCGTCTATTTTGACGGGTATCGGGCTGTCGAGTTTGTACCTCTGTACCAGCTCCTCTCCCAACAGGATAATGTCGTCCGCCGTTTTCATGGTGTCCTGCCCCTGTCGTTTCCGGTAAAATGTCACCTTTTCGTCTACCTTGTACCCGATTACCGTCTTGTCGTCTCCAAAACGAGCAACGTCGCACCCGATATGCACTAAATCCGGGGTTTTCCGTGGAGAAAACTCTGTTTGAATGGAGTTTTCTACGAGTGAAATCGGAATAAATATGTCGTCCTCTTGCAGCGGGAAGTCTCCGGCCACTCGGACGCGAAACACGTCGCTGTCCTCGCCATACATTCGGATAATCGTCTCAATGAAGTCCTGCGATACCCGGCTGCTCTTTCTGCCGTCAATGTGGAATGTCGAGTAGCTGGCCCGGTTCTTATTGTGGCTATCATAAAAAAAGCCCGACAACTGCGTCGGGTTTCCGCACATTAGGAGCCGCGCGCCCGGCGTTGAAAGTGCGCCGAGCACCGGCTCAAATATCGTATCGTCTACACCGCTGGCCTCGTCGATGATGTAAAGGACGTGTTCAGCGTGGAAGCCTTGCAGCGCGTCCGGCTTGCTGGCCGTTCGTGCTACCGCGAACCATTCCTCCGGGTAGCCTCTCATGTAGACCTTTTCTTTCGTCCAAACAAGCTCATTCGCAAGGGGTTTGCTGTGCCGCAGCCACTTGCTTACTTCCGCCCATAAGATGTCAAATAACTGGTGCTGCGTCGGGGCGGTACAGGGGATTTTGGGGAATGGCCGGGTCGCCATAAACCAAATGACGGCCCACGCCTCCACCGTGCTTTTTCCTACGCCGTGGCCGCTGCGCACCGAGGTCATGGTGTTGGCCGCGAGGCTACGTAGTATTTTCGCCTGTTCCTCGTCCGGGGTCGCTCCGATAATGTCCTCTACAAATTCTACGGGGTGGTCGGCGTAGAATAATATCGCCTGTTCTAACTCACTCAACGCCGTTTCCCTCCCTCTTTTTGTAAACTGAAATTATCGTGTCCGCGAGTTGGGTAGGCGCGTCGCTGCCTCCCTTGCCGCTCTCCTCCTCGAGTGTACGATTCAGCCGCTCGAGGTCGGTTGCCATTTTGATATACTCTTTGATGTCTTTAGGGGACATATCCTCGACTGACAAGCTACTAAGGGCTTCAAGGGCTTTCTTTTGGAGCTGCATTGCTATACCAATGTGCCGTTCGGTCATGGCCTTGCGGTCTTTTACCGCTTTAGCCCGCGCCTCTTTTTCCAGCTCATTGTCGTAAGCTCTGACGCGCTCCTGCCAGTTCCACGCACTACTCCATTTCCCGATTTGCGTCCTACTTTTGTCTAACCTTTGTCCAACCGCCCTTATACTGCGGTCAGACCCCATATCCCGGTAGGTAACAAACGCCTCGTATGCCTGTGCGCTCTCGCCCTTTTGACGTTCCCACGGCTTATCAGTCCATTTCGGCATTGTCCTCCTCTCCTTTACTGGTAGCCCCGGTTTATTCGTCTAAACCAAACATCTTTTTATAATAATCCAACTTTCCGCCTAATTCCTCCTGCATAAGGCCGTAGAAAGACTGGTTATTGATTTTCTTATTGATACCGGCAATCTGGTTCAGACTTTGGAAGCACCCGCCCGTGCCTATCTGCTTCATCAGCTCCGTAGGCTCCGGGTTCTGGCCGTTCATCAGCATACAGAGGTTGTACTCGTTTCCCTTGAACCCCTCAAGCCCATCAATGCCGCAGCACGTCATGCTGTCGCCCATTGCGCGGAGCCGGTTCTCTCCGGCGTAGAACTTTAGGCCATGCCGGTGGCACTCTGCCTTGATTGCCTCGAAGTGCGGGCGCAGTACGTTCAGCGGGTAGCAATGGTCTCCGCCGATTTTTACCATGCCCTTTTTGGCCTTGTAGAACTTCATGCCCTCCACCACTACGCCGTAAACACCTGCGGCGGCCAGTCGGGGGATATTCGCCATAACGTCCTTGAAAACCTCTGGCATATACGGCTGTATGCGGACGATTACTCGCTGCACTCTGCCCGCGAGCGTTTCCACGATTTTCAGCCGCTCCTCGTAAGGTGGGGTTCCGGGTTCGAGCGGGTCATATTTGCTACATACCATGCTCACCTGCACAACGCAGTTGGATTGCGCCAGCAGGTCGAGATATTCCGGGTCTACCACAAGCCGCCCCTTTGTGCTTACCACGAATGGGTATTTGGTCTCCGCCAGCAGCTTTAAGCACTCGTAGGAAGCGCGGGTATTCTTTTCGATAGGCTGGAATGGGTCGCTCATGCCGCCCCAGTGAATAGGAATATTCCAGTCGCACCACGCCGTCTCGCGTCCTCTCTTTCCCTCGATGAATGAACGCAGGGCCTCCACGGTTTCGTCGCGCTGTATCTTCGCAATGTTCTGCTTCTTCTGCGCGAAGCAGTATTTACACCCGTGGCTGCACCCCTTATAGGTATCAAAGCGCACCGGGAGATTGCACAAAATAACCTGTGTGCCACATTTGCACCCCATTATATCTCCCCCTTTGCTTTCTGAATGATGGTCTCAATCAGAGCTTCTTTGCCGTAGTCCTTGACATAGGCTTTCAGCTCCTCTTGGTCTGCTTTATCGAATGTCAGGCTCACGTTGAACAGCTCCTCAATGGCCCGCAGCTCCTCGTCTACGGTGTCGCCGTCTATAAGCCCGTCGATGTCATTGGTGAGGCTGTCGATTTCCTGCTGCGTGAAGCCGGTGAGGGTTGCGTCGTCTCCCAGTTCGGTCAGCAGTTCGGCCAGCTTTTCCTCGTCCCAGCCGCCCTCGATTTTGTTGAGGGCCACGTTGAGCTGCCGCTCCTGCATTTCGTCGAGGTCTACTACCGATACGTCTACCTCGGTCTCTCCCTCGTTCTCGAGGACGGTGAGCCTCTGGTGTCCTCCCACCACATTCCCTGTACGCTTATTCCAAACCACCGGGATAAGCATACCGTAGGTGGTAATGCTCCTGCGGAGGTTTTCATATTCCGTGTCGCCGGGGATAAGGTCTATCCGGGGGTTATATGCTGCCCGGTTGAGTTCGCTGATTTTCTTTCGCTCAATCTGCATTACAATACCCCCTTAACCTTGTTGATGATGGCCGTCGCCAGCTCCGCTTTGGCGTTATCGGTCTTTTTCATGTAGTCCTCTACGGTTTCTCGCGCTCCTGCTGGGAGGCTGAACGTCATGGTAAAGGTGTTGCGCTCTTTCCCGTCGCTGTAGCCGGAAAAGTCCTCCTCCATCAGGTCTTTAATATGGTCGTACTGCATAAGGAGGCTTTGCAGCTCCCAATCCTCGAAGCCTGTTACCTCCATGCCTCCGGCCTCGTCAAGCTCCTGCAAAAGGTCTGCCAGCTTTCCGATGTCCCAGCGGCCTTTCACCTTGTTCAAAAGGACGTTCAGGATTTTCTCGTCGTGGTCGTCGAGGTCAACTACAACGCACTCAATATCCTCTGTTCCCTGCTCGAGCAGAACTTTGAGGCGTTGGTGCCCGCCTACGACGTTTCCGGTGCGCTCGTTCCAGATAATCGGCTCGATGTACCCGAACTCCTCTATGCTCCGGCGCAGTTTCTTGTACTCTGCGTCGTCCGGCTGCAAATCCTTTCGCGGATTGTAGGCTGCCGCTTTCAACTGCGACGCTTTCAGCGTCCGTATCTCCATATTATCTCTCCTTTCCGCCCTTTTTCGGGGCAATTCTCCCCGTAAAAAATCGCCGTCCTATGGAAATCTCCACAAGACGGCGTTTTCTCTCCGTGATTTTACAGGATATAGTATATCACTCTCCATAGTGAAAAGTAAATGCCCGGATATTGCCCTGCCGGTCTCTCAAAGCTGCTCAATGCCTCCCACGCCGAAAAACAGAGCCGTCAAATCTGCTGCACATACGTCTATGTCCTTATATACCGTCCTTTTGTCGATGTGTTCCTGCCGCGCAATCTCCTCTGCGGTCGTGTAATTTTCAGCAATGTAAAGTCCCTCGAGTACGCGCCAGTGCCTTTTGTCGTCCTGCCTGCTTGACCTCTCGCACATAATCCGGTAGCAGTCCAGCATTTTGTTTACATGGGTCATAATGATTTTCGTGGCAAGGTAGTTCTTTTGAATGCTCTCTACAAAAATCTCCTCGTCAGCCGGGCGGCCCATGCTGCGCATAACGTCCTCAAAACTCTCGTCCGCCTCCTCTGCGGCCTCGGTGCTGAATACGGCATTTTTATAATACTCGTTCAGCCTCCGGTAGTTCCGCAGCAGTAATTTGGTGTTGTGGTACTTCCAATCATATTGCTGCTTGCGGTAATTCTTTCTTTCCCGCTCCACCGCCCTTACAGCGGCCTTTGCACCGATTTCAGCCCCTGCGGTTGCCCCAATGGTTACGCCGAGGTTCACGGCGGCCTCAATCTTTTCGTCAATCCCCCTCATGCTGGCCTCGACCGCTGCTGCGACCGCCGCCTCTATGAGTACCTGTGTTTCGCTCTTTTCCTGTTCGTTTTTTCGTTTCATGGAGATAACTCCCTCCTTATTCGCTGTAATTTGGGAGTTGCCTCCCTTGCCACTTTTTTACGGCCAGTCCCAATAGTCCGGGTCGTCTTTATGCTGCTGCCAATCCGGGTCTTTCGTCTGCTTGTCGATGGCGTGTACCCACGGTATGCTGATTCCTACCGCCGCTGCTATGCAAACTGCTATCCCTATCAGATACTCCATACCCGTGCCCTCCTAAAGAAATTGGAGAACGCCGCCGATGTATCTGACCTTGTATTCCTGAACGTCCTCCGGCGTGATGTACTTCCTGCCGTAGTGCTCTTTCATATCTCGGAAAACCGGCCACGGTATGCGGAAATACTCTTGAAATCCGAACGATACCATCACGAAGCATTCAGCGCCGAGTGCCATGTGCCGGTCGAGCTGTTTCTCCTGCTCCTCGCTTATCACGCTCCGGCTCATGCGGTCTGTGTCTGTGTGCTTTGCCTCAAACACGATGGCCCGGCCACCGGCCAGCGTCCCTTTGTAATCCGGCTGCGCCGATTTGGTGTAGCACGCCAAAAATTGTCCCTTGCTGTTCGGGCGGCCGAGGGGCTTCATCGGCTCCGGTGTTTTGGTTATCTCGGCCACTCCCTTGAGCCGGTAGTGCCTGCAGGTCGCCTCAATCATGGCCTCCCAATGTTCTCCGGCCACGCGGTTACGCTTTCCTGCCATAACAGCCCTGTAGTGCTGCTGCGTCTGGTTCATTCTATCAGCCCCATTTCTACGGCAAGCTGTGAAACCTTGTACGCAATTCCGCTTTTAATGCCTTTGCATTTGCCCTCCGAAAGAGCCTCAAGGAGCTGCTTCACCGCCGAGGTGTCTCCGATAGGCTCAGTCTGTTCGGGGCAGTCCTGCGCCACGCTGGGGCCGCTGGCAACCAGTTCCGCGTCCGCTGCCCGGTGGAACGTCTCTACGAGCTGCCTGTCCGTCATTTTTCGCAGACGCACGGCCTCCTCATGGATTGAAAGCTCCTCCGCCGTGTATCTGCACTTTCGTTTTTTGCTCATGGTCTTTTGTCCTCCTGCCTTATGTGCTCGCGCCCTCAATAGGGCCGCCCATTTCCAGTTCTTCAATAACGCTCTCTATCAGGTCTTTCGCCTCGCTGTCGCCCGCTGCGCCTGCCGCGTCTTTGAGCCGCGCTATAAGCTCCTGCATATCCTCCCCGGCGTAAAGGTAAACTCCACCGGGATAATAGCTTGAAACTTTGAACGCGAGGAGCGCGGTATTGTCAACCTCTACAGCCTGTATTAGCCCGTCGTCCCCAAAATCCACGGTTACATCCGCGAACATCGAATAATACCCGTCCTCATTCAACGTCATATCCAAGGAGACGCTTTCTGCCGATATTTCTCCGGTCGGAACAAACGCCTCTACCGTGCCCTCCTCCGGCTGCTGTCCGCACCCCGCAAGGGTAGCCGCCATAGCCAATGTAATGAGGCCTGCTATCAATTTCCTTGCCATTTTTGTTTCCTCCTCTCCTCCCCGGAGCTTTCGCTCCGAGGAGTGATTGATTTTTGATTAGATGTCAAAGCCCGGCGCGAAGCCCAGCGAATAGTTCGCAATGCTGCCGTACGCGCTCCCGTCCGTGCCGACAAGGCAAAAGTAGTACGAGCTCGTCGCATACACGGAGCGCAGCCAATACGGGTATGTCCCCTCGTCTCCGCATTCTTTTACGCGCTCGCGCTCTTTTTGGAAGATGGGGAGCTGGAAGCTGTCGTCAAGGTCGTTCCACCAACAGTTCTCCGGCGTGCCGAACATATCCGTTGCCGATGGCAGCCACATGAGGTCTGCATACTCTAACCGCTCGCCGTCAATTTCCTCTACCATCTTGCGGGGCTTCATCAGCTCGCGCCATTCCTGCGCAATGTGGGGGAGAATGTCAACAAGGACGTGCGCCCGGCCCTTGCTTTTGTAATATCCACCTTTGTTGGTGGCCTCGTCGTTCATCACCGCCTCGTCCCAACAGTCCTTGAATACGAATCGGGCCGTATTCGGGTCGCTGTAAGCGCATACGACGGTGACGCTCCCGCCCGTGTCGAGGGGAATATCAATCTCGTCATAAGGGGAGACCACTTCATCGATGTTGCCCTCCTCTTTGGCGGTTTTTAAGTCCTCCGGGGTGATGTCCTCACTCACAAACATTCGGAAATTGCAGGCTGTGGGCGCAGGCTGCGGCGGTAAAACGAGTTCCGCACTGTCCTCTCCCTTGATAAGCAGTTCCCCGGTCTCCGGCGTGTCTTTTTTCGTTCCCAACGCCTCCAAAATGCTCTTGGTTAAGGTGTCTGCCCCGTATTCCACTCCTGTAACTTCGATGGTGGTTTCCTCACTGTTGAGGGGGATTGTTCTCGTGTGCTTGATTTTGATGTCTGCCATAGTCTTTTCCTCCTATTTGTACTCTTTACCGGTTTCTTTGTCTCGCAGGGTAATGCGCCCTACAACCTCGAACCCGGCTAATTCCGCCGTTTGTTTCAAAATCGGTATCAATCTGCTTATAACTGCAAGGCGTTCTGATATTTCCTGCTGCCGCTGCTCTTTGCGAATAAGGCTCATTGCCTCTCCGGGTGTGGGGTCGTTATACCCCTCTGCGTTCTTATACATGGGCCGTCCTCCTTATGTTGCGGGCTGCAAAATCTCCTGCGCCGCATTCGTTCCGGCCCTCGGTGCTGCTTCTGCGAGGCGGCCTGCCAGCCGCTTCACTTTAGCGTCAATGAACTGCTGGACAGCTTTTCTGCCGTCGTAAATCATCATAAGCTGGGTCAGCATAATAACCACATCGGCCATTTCCTCGAAAACGCTTTCTTTTGCGTCCGCCCAGCCTGCGCTACCGGCGCGGCGGAGTTTGAGGAGGGCCTTTGTCAGCTCGCTCATTTCCTCAATCGCAACATCTACCTGCGCATTAGTACCGTAAACCTCAATCGCCTGTTTCAACACCACCGGCTGTGCCGTGGTCGGTAGGCCGGTTGTCTCGTATGTTTTCAGCCATTCTCGAAGTTCCGCCGCGCCCCAAAGAACTGTATAGAGAATAGAGCAAACTCCCTCCATTTCATCTGTCCCGTAGTAGCCCGCTTCGAGCATGATGTCGTCGAATGTTTCATCGTCTGCAAGCTCCTCCGCGTCCTCCGTGGTGACGTATTTTCGGTAAATCTCCCTCACAAGGTCGCGGGCTGTTAGCTCTCTCTCGAAATCTCTATACCACACCTCCCCATTTTTGACAAAAGCCATGTTATGGGCCAGCTCCCACATACCCATGTCCTTGGTATCGTCGCAAATCTTCCGCAGTTCCATACTCTTTTCCTCCTCATTCTCCGATGGTAACATAGGTGTCCCCTCGCTTATTCAGTTCCAAATCAACCGGGTTTCCGCATTTCAGGCAAGGGAAGTCGAAAACCTTGTCCGTAATATTTGTCCGGTAGTTGTACTGGCTTCCACACTTGCATTTCAGGTGAACCATCTTGAGGTCATGGAGCGCAGTTTTCTCCCCGCAATCGCAAAAGTAATGAGAAATCGGTTGCTTTGCGCAAAATCCTTTTACTTTGCCGCAGTGCTCGCATTTCACGATAAGGAATCCCCTATATACCTCTGGTTCTCCTCTTTCCTGCACCTGCCCTCTGAAATCCCCGAACATACGCTCAACGCGGCTTTTGGGTTTGGGGGTAGGCGGTACAACCTCCGACGGTTTGAAAGGTTCCGACGGCACGATAGAGGCCGCCTGCGGTGTTTTCTCCGTCTCCTGCCCGGCTGCGTATTGAAAAGCCCTCTGCACGAGGTCTGTCGCCTTTTCCGGCGGCAAGTCAAAGTTCATTTCTCCAAATGGTGTCAACATGGTTATTTTCATGGCGTTTCCTCCTGCTGCTCGATGTCTTTGGCTCGCCGCCTCTCCTGTCTCACTTCCCGCAAGGCTTTTGAAAGTCGGGCGTATTCGTGGTACTTGTGTTCTTCCGGCTCGATACTGTGCAAAATGTCCTGCGTTGCACCATTCGCGGATTTCTCGTCGTCTGCCGCTATGTTGTATTCCCGCTGGGCCTCCCGCAGGAAGTTCAAAAAGCTCTCGATGTGCTCGCTGTATTTCAATGCGCCCTCCCGCCTTATAAGTGGCTGCCAATCAGGATTGAGAGGTTGTAAATATACTGGCCGCACCGGACGCAGCGGTCATGTTTTCCCCAATACCCCAGTTTCTTCATTCCCCGGACGCTGCCGGTATAGTGGATTGATGGGTGCCGGGCTTTTTCCCATTCTGTAAGTTTTTCGTATTTCATATGCTCTCCCTCTGCAACTCTGTCTCTAAAAGGGCCTCCGAAAGTTCCTTGAGCATACTTTCAATTTCTTCTGCGTCTTTTACAAGTTCACGGGTAGACGGAACTCCTCGTACCCCGTTGTGCCGCGCCTCAATCCACATTTCGATATGCTCGTCTTGGTCGAAGCTCTCCGCATACTCCTTTACATTCTCAACAAAACTTTTCGCACAAACTATGAAAGAAAAATCTTCTCCGGCTGGTGAATATTTTTCAAGTTCGATGTGTCCGTAAGAATCGTCGGTAATGCGCCAGCCCAACTGCTCGCAAATATCTCTGTACTTTTCGTTCACGATTACGCCTCCTCTCTCACGGTGTGTTCTGAAAAGACAAGGTTGTACCACTCCTTGCCGTTGGCCCCGCAGTTCGCGCAGCTCCAAGAATAAAAATAGCTCTCGTCTTGTATTCCTGAATTACCGTACTCTAATGCAGCTTTACCGCACAAGGGGCACACCCCAGCTTCGTTGTGTTTTTGTTTCTGTCCGCCCATGCCCTCGCCCCTCTCTCAATCCGGTAAAGTGATATAAACAACAATGGCTTTCGTCCAAGGCAGGGAGTTGTAGACTTCTCTGCACTCCTCCTCTGTCTCCGGTAGTTTTTCAAACTCCTCGTCTGACAGGTGCCGCTCCAAAACGTCAAAGACATCATCGTCGCTCTTAAATACCATCCATTCGTGGTTGTGGGTAAAGAGGTATTCGTCCACCCTTGCGCTTCCCCACGCGCCAAGCCAATACCCGCTGTCGTCTCCGGGGATTTCCCCGTCCACCATTGGGACGACGGGCAGCTCCGGGTTTTCCTGCATAAGTTTGAAAAGCTCCTCGCGGTACTTCTTTCTCTGTTCACTTTCTGCCAT